AATGTAGGATAAATGATAGGGTTAGGATAAATAGCAGTCTCCAGAGCTAACTGCTGATACTCGTCTAATGTTAAATTATTATTTTCCATTTTAATATTAAAATTCTTGTTCATCACATACTTGGTCGCAAGATGATTCGTGCTCGTTATTACTGCACCATCCTACGCCGTAAACGTCTTCATTGTCAAACCAATGACAGTTGCCGCAACATCTTTGTTCTTTCATACGCTATAAACCTTCTCTTTCAAATTCACTTTTCGGAAATCTGTAAGATGTACTATGCCATTCACACTCATCATCTTTGCCTATAACATATCTTGAAAGCATATCTCTCAATGCTTTTTATAAGCTAAAGTGTTGTGACAAATCTGAACCATAACTATTCTTCGTTACATAAAGTTTCTACTACCTTTGTTCTTATGGTTTTTGTTGCAGGGTCATATTCGTCATGAAGAGCATTTACCACACCTTTTTTGTTGGTAAAATAAACCACTCTGCCGCCATCATAGAAACGATATACGGTTATACCATCCACAACAAATAGCTTCTCTACTTTAATTTCATTAATAGAGTCTGATGTTGGAACATTAATTCCTTTGTTATCGTCGCAAGAAACGAGCAGGAATATAACCGATACAAATAATAATATAATCTTCTTCATACGCTACTTGAATTTGATGATAAAGAACTCAGTATTTAGCCACTCATCGGGGCACAAGCCTTTCTTTGGCTTGCCGATGGTAATACTCTCTATCTCCTTCTCAATTCGTGGACTATCCTTGCGGTAGCCGTTGACGAAGAGGACGTGAGTATATTGTTTTAACACAATTCTCTGTGCGTCAATATATTTTTCAAGTAAATCCACTCGCCCTGCTAAAGCCAAGGCAAGATGTCGCACATCAGCAATATTGCTGTTATTGTGAAATAATCGTGCTACCCAATATGGCTTAATCTCCCGATACTCTTCATTCTTTCTTCCGTCAGCAATCATATCGAACCATTGCTTACTGACTGTGAGGGTCAATACTTTCTTTTCCATTCTTTATTCTTATTCTGCTAAGAGTTTGCTTAGCTCATCAAACGTAGGGCTTCCGACGTTGAGAACGAGCCCGTAACTTAGCCTCATGACACTTGTGCCATCTTGCTGCTTAGCGACGCTAATAACGGAACTCGTACTCACGATGTAGTCTATATAACTGACTTTCGACTTAAACTCAGGCGTTGCCTGTATCTTTATAAAGTCACTCATTGTTCGCCTTCTTATCTTTCTGCATTGAGTGGCGTGCGCCTTTGAGCCACGACTGAAGGTTAATCTTACTCTCGTTAGCAAGGTTAGCCTCTCGCCATTCTGCATACTGCTCATAGGTAACTTCGTACCGGATGATGAGTGCCATTTCCTCGGGGCTAAAGAAATCAGTATCATCAAAACAACACAACCCTCCGCACACACCTCCAACCCAGTATGTGCTACGGAAGCCTTCAAACAGTTGCTTGTTGGTGATTTCAACGAGTCTTTCGCATGCGTCCCAATAATTCACAACCGCAGCGATACCATTGCCAGGACGGAACTTTTCGTCCGAGTCGTTGACTTGTTGCAAACCGATTTGCATTCCAGAATTCTCCACTTCGACCTTATACATGGCGAATGACTTAAAGCAAGGTCGGCTATAAAACATGGAGCAAAACTCATCGAACATAGCTGTTGGGATTTGCTCTTGCAAACAAGTTCCTTTAGAAAGGTATTCGTCGTATACCTCCCAGTCAATGTATTCGCCCTTGCATCGTACGAAATGTTCATCTGGTTCCAGAACACCAACCAATAAGTAATCCGCCGTGACGATACCTTTCAGCCTGCGCCAATCTTTTGTAGCCTGCACCTCGTCTCCGATTCCAAAGCAGAACCCTTGGGCGTTTGACTTGTTGCCTTTGTCCGCTTGAACATCTGCGTTGATCAAGCCTCTGTAACTAAGGAATCTCATTGCTTCTTCCTTAGACATGAAACGGTATATCTTCTTTGTTTTTTTTTTTTTTTCATACTATTTATATCTTTGTTCTCTCATCATGTGTCTGACAACGATGCGGAAAGCACGTACCATACGTGGATTCCCATGTGTAAGCAATCTCATTACGGGATTAAAGCCTCCCAATCTATCTGCGCCATCAAGACAGTTATAAGCCTTCAGAATTTTCTTTGCTTGTCTCAATTTCATTCGTGACCTCCTCGTACTTTTTGAGTTCGTTTCGGAGTCTCTCGATTAGAATTTCGTTACATTGATTAAGCTTGCACTCGTACTCGTATGCCTTAAACAAGGCGTCAATCACGCTCTGCTTGCCAATTCTGTGACACAATGCTGCGAGCATACATACGTTAATCGCGGTAATGATAATAGCAATTACGGCCATATTTCTCCTCCTAATCTAATATTTTATTATAAATATTTTTTTTGAGGTTAAATTGCTTTGTGTTGTCTGTCGAGAAACCACACGGCTTAATCTCGGGACAGAAACCTCGATAGAGGCAGTTGGGCACGCAGGCTCTCACAAGGAGAGGCTCAGTCTTCATCAACTCCCTCATTGCCTTTCGCCATAGCATCTGAGTGACTTTCTCTGCCTTGTTGCACAAGCGCACACGGGAGATATTGATAATCTCCTGAGCGTTGACGAGCAAGCGCATATTCACGGGATCGCTCTTCTTCTGCTCGTCACGAGGCTTCATCTGCCCGTTGATGTCGGGACGTGAGGTTGACACGAACGGCTGGGCGTGTACGTGGCGACACAGGTGTACGCTTGCGTAATACGGGATGTCGTAGAAGTCGATGGTGAACTGGAGGCAGCGCAATGGTGAGTGCTCGGCCTTGATCATCTTCAGCTTGAACTCATCGGATGGCTCATGGTCAACCTCTGGCTTGCGTTGCGTGAAGCGTGCAGCGTTGAGCACTTCCTTCCATGAGGTGACACGCCTGACGACAACCCTTGGCGTTGCAGGCTGCGCCTCTTTTACCTTCGACTCACCATCTTGTACGATGATGTTCTGCTGCTTGATGTTCGCTCCTGTGTTGTGGAAATCTCCACCGAAAATATAAAATTCGTTTGACATAATTGAATGTTATGATGTTTTTTGTTGTTAGTCGCCGTATCTGTCGGATATGTCATTGAGCCAACTGCTTGTGAACCTCCTCGTAAAGGCGCTCCAACTGCCATCGGCTGAGCCACACATCGGCAGTACCGACGAACACGTGATACTGGCCACCCTCGCGGATTATCCGCACGTCATTTTTCTTCTCTACCATTTTTTCTGTCTAAAAATTACTTGTACTCTACGGGCTCATCGTCCCAAGTGAGGTCTCGGCCTATCAGCTTCTTGATTGTACCTTTGGGGACATTTATGGAGAATCCTTCACGGTCCTCTTTGGGAACCCAAAGATTGAAGAACCTTCCTCTTTTGGGCTTGCTCTGGAAGATAATCTCTGTTCCTTCATTGTCAACTGCAAGCCAAACTGTTGTCTCGGTAGTTAATTCTATTCTGAGATTATCCAACCACTTGCTCAACTCGCTCATTTGTAGTGAGTGATCGCCTGCGTGCTTTGAGATATAGTCTTGTATGGCTATAATCTCGTTTACTGCTTTTGTGTTACTCATTGTCCTGTTTCTTATTAACGTTCCCTTGTCGTGCCATTACAGCCATAAGCTCTTGCGACAAGACGTTCTGTGATTGGCCATTCTGCTTCTCTCCTTGCTGCCTTGCCGAGGCAACCTGAAGGAGTATATGTTCTAATTGCTCTTGTGTCATAGCTCTACTTGATAGGTGAGGACATTACTTCCTCGTATGTCTTAGCAAAAATATAAGGCTTGCAAGGATAGAACTCTCCGTTTACGCCCTTGATGATGTAATCATTAAGAGAAGCATACATATCGCCTTCAAGTGTTGGGATTATAAGAACTGATTCATGATTCTTTACTTTACCTTCAGTAAACTCATCAATTTCAGATAAATTTTCACCATTCCATTGAATAGCCTCAATGGTGACAGGTTTCTTTCTGTACTTCTTAATCATGTTACTATCTATTTATTTCCTCTCCACCTGTCACATGGAGAGAAAAGTTAATCACTCATCCGCATCATCGTGTGTTAAATCAACGATGTTAAGGTTACACGTCTCGATGATGTCCTGATATAATTCCTGTTCCTCCTCGCGAGCCTTAGCCTTCATTTCGGTAGCCATAGCCTTAATGGCCTTAAACTGATCGAGGGTAAACTCATTGGCTGCAACCACTCCTTGCTTGCGAGCGATAACCTCCACCTCGTAACCATCATAATAGGTTCTCTTGCAAGTTGCAACCGAATGGGTCTCCTTGCACATGCCCAGTACAAACTCAATCGTCTTGCGATCGGCCTCGGCCTGTGCGATTTCTTCTTTGTTTTTGTTCTGTTCCATATCTATATTTTTATTTCTGAATTATCATCTAATCCGAAGAGTAGGTGCTGAAGCTCATGCACATACTCTAAACTCCGCAATATTAAATTTGAGCGAAGATCAACGATTCTACAAATATTGTCTTGGACTATAAGTGTTACGAGATCATAGCTTTTCCAGCACATATCATCCTTCTTCTCCCACCCATTCTTCTCATAGATTTCAGGAGTAAGAGGTATTGGCTCTATCTCACCAATAACAATCCTTGAAGAATTGCCATTAGGATAGATGAGGGTATATTCGTACTCATTTGTGAGCCGATTCACAAACACCTCTTCCACTCTGCACAACTGGCCACTGGCCTTTACCCAATCGCCAGAGATATATTCACTCTGCTTCATACTCTTGCTCAAAATATTCTCTGTCTGCCATTGCTGGCGTTATCTGTTTAACTCTCGCCTTGTTGTACCTGTACCTCTTGGCTTGATATTCGGCGGCTGTTCGCTTTTCAAATACCATAGCGAAAGATGAAGCAGGAGACCACCACATGCGCTTGGTCTTTGTCCTGTCAACAAGATACATCGTGGGCATCACCCTTTTGTTGCGTCTTGAATTTTGGATGACAACATACTTGCCTACATCATCCCTTGAGAAACAACACCCTCTTGCTTGCACATAGAAGTACTTTTCCTCTTGCGAATAAGGCTCGAAATCGTCATTGAAATCGAAATCACTAATGTCTGCCAAGTGCTCAGCTTCTGTTCCGTAATCAAACATATAACACCCTCCTTATATTAAGACTTACCTTCTTTCTTTGAAAATAAATCATCAATATAGAGCCATTTAGTAGCTTTTTGATATTTAATGATACATTTCCATTCACTTCTATCAATTATTTTATGCACTCCATATCCTTTGAACATAGTTTTATATAAAAACACACATTCTTTCTTTGGTTTTTCACTAATAGGATGCCACAAGTCCTTCAAGAACTCATTGATAGCCCACTTAGCACCTTTTTCAAATCCGAACTCAACAAGGAATCCTTGTGTTACATCATCATTGAAATCTTTTCTCAATGACTTTGCAGCATCTTCTATTTTCTTATCGTCTATCATGATTACTCCTCCTTCATGCCGAACGGTTCACCGTCCGCAAAAATCAATTTTTCAAATGCTTCCTTGTAGTCAAACGGAGCTTCAAAGCGAGAGCCTGACAAGAACACGTTGCACTTGTTGACCTCGGCAATTCCTATTGTCATATTTAGTGGGTCAATTTTGAGTTTAACCCACCCGAAGGGATCGTGCTTCTGTACAGCCTCCCAACACTCCGCACCGTCCCTGAACGGGAGATAGGTCGGCTCGGGCTTGATGCGGTAGTATTCAGGTCTATTCAAAATAGCAGGGATGTTGACATTTTCAAGATCCCTCCATATATCTTTTTCATAATCGTCACAATATTGGACAGTCTTGCACTCAGCAAGTGCTGTCACAAAGGGTAAAATAATTTTCGCTTCTTCTCTATTCATAGTTGTTGTTGATAATTATATCGTGAAAATCGGGGTTACTCAACCTCGACTGGCTTCCCGTCAACGAGACGATAAAAAGTGTTCTCCTTAATGTTTACTCCATCTACCTTAAAAGCCCTAACCTCCTTGATAGGGCAAGTTACTCCATCAAAATCACCTCTCTCAGTTAAAACGATCCAACAACCAAGCGCACCACGAGCTATGCTATCTTTTCCTGTTACGAGAGCTACACTTTCCTTTCCTTCAACGGTGGCCGCTGAATAGTCGCCTGTGTTGGTGGCCGCTGAACGGTTGCCTGTGTTGGTGGCCGTTGAATAGTCGCCTGTGTTGGTGGCCGCTGAACGGTTGCCTGTGTTGGTGGCCGCTGATTGGTAGCCTGTGTTGGTGGCCGCTGAATAGTTGCCTGTGTTGGTGGCCGCTGAACGGTTGCCTGTGTTGGTGGCCGCTGAACGGTAGCCTGTGTTGGTGGCCGCTGATTGGCAGCCTGTGTTGGTAGCCGCTGATTGGTAGCCTGTGTTGGTGGCCGCTGAATAGTCGCCTGTGTTGGTGGCCGCTGAACGGTTGCCTGTGTTGGTGGATTTCGTATCCTTAAAATTCACTTTATCCAATATGAATTTTACTCCAGCCTTAATCAATCCATTAAGGCCTATTTCTGCCGATATATGTATATGCGATGTGGCGACTTTACTGTCATCATTCGCTTTGTCGGCATTTCCATCACCTTCAACCTCACAATATCTGGAATCGCTTGGCGAATAATATCTAAACACGTCAAAAGGGTTCTCGCAGAAATGGAAACCTCTCTCGCAACACTTAACTTCTCCTTCTTGTTCGTAATCCTTTCCAATCTCGTATTGGAAGTCACGGCATTTCAAGTCTTTGTCAAAGCCCTTGTAGCCACGAATCATATTATCTTTCTTATTCATAGTTTTTTATGTTATTAGTTATTTGAGAGCTAATAAAGCCTTGCGGTGGGGTCGCACATATCATCCAGTGTGCGCACCTTGCGCCACCGCTTTGCTCTGTTTTTGTTAGCATACACGGCCATTGTCGAAATGTAGCACTGGCAAGCAGGAGTGAATGGCGATATTCGCCCCCCCCAATTAGGTGACGCCTGTTCCTTGCACCCTCCTGCCACTTGGTCGTACATAAGGCAGTGTTCGCAAGTGTGTGGTTTATGAAAACTCATGGCCTGAATTATTTTTTTTAGCAACAAGTTTTATGCAGGCTGGGTAGACGGTATCAAAACCATCAAACTGCTCCTCTACGTGCTATACACTGAAATCATCAAGCAGTCCATCTTCTGCTTCGATGTAAACGTCCTCCTCATCGGATGAGGATAGCAGATCTATCAGTTCGTATTTGTTCATAAGATTGATGTTGAATGTCCTGTATGTACCCGACTGTCCCCTTTGGGTGATGCATAAACAGCAGGAACATCGGGGTGTATTTTTGTTTGTCCTCTCTCCATTTGTAGACGAGGTAAACCTTTGCGGACGGCCCTACGCTTCCGATTGTTTCAACGAAACGCGGAAGCTCATTGAAGCGCTTTTGGCAATAGGAGTTGAGGTTGTCTTCACCCTCTATCCATTTGTATATAAACATAAGCCTTTCTTTCTGTTTAGTCGCGCTCTTCTACCGCAGCCTTGTACTTGCTGAGCTCCTGTGTGAGCTGGTAGTTCTCCTTGTTGTAGTAATCACGTTCCGCTCTCGCCTGTCCGATACAAACATAACTTGTGATGATACATACGACAAGCACGGCGCCTATGAGCGCCCATGGCCATCGGTGAGCGATTTTGTCTATACCCTTCCACATATTGCGGAGTACAACTAACATGAAGCGCCAAATATACACCAGCGCCTCTTTCGTGGTAACATTGTCAACGAAGTTGATTACTGTTTTCTGTTCCATGATTTTGTTGTTTTGATTATTTCAGGCATTGTCAGTAAATTCTTTCACTATAACACCTCATGTATTATATCGTTACGTAATTCGTACCGCACGCCCTCAGGTTCGTACTTTTTGTAAGTTGCCATATTAAATAACCTCCTCTCCTTTGTAGCTTGCCCACGTGTAGCTCTTGGCGTGTTCTGCAAAGCTGATGTTGTACCCGAGAGCCTTCATCAGATCCGTGGCGTAGCACCATGCGACAGGCATGGCGTTTTCTTTGCCGTAGTCGATGTCGCCAACGATAACGTCGCCCGTTGGGAACCTATACATGTCAACGCTAAGGGTATCGTGTCCCTTATGCTTGAAGAACACATAGATGTAACGACCCTTCGGGCACTCGTCCACCCTGTGCAACAGGCGTTGTAATGTCATGTCCTGCATCTTAGCACCTTCCTCCTCGCTACCGTCCGTCTTAATAATCTTTCCCATGATGCTTAGCCTAAGAATATTGGTAATCTTCTAAAAATCTCGTTATCGGGCGTTTTGAACTCCTCTGCCCACATGCGATAAATCACATTGAGGTTGAGCTCCTCTGCGATATGCGCATGACGCTCCCGGAACGCCTTTTCTTGCTCTTTGAAAACGTACAGGCGGTTGCTTTTCAAGCGAGCGACGTTAGCTGATGACGCATCGTTCGCAAAAGCCTCCAAAGCACCCCAGTCGTTACTATTCTTTGGTGCGAAGTTGATGCCGTCCACATAACCGAAATGTTGGTCCTGACTTGCTGTTCTTGCAGCGAAAGCAAACCCACTTGTGTAGATGTAGATATTTTCCACGTTAGGGTATTGCAGTCTGATGTCCGCCGTAAGGTTGTCGATGTTTACCCATGACAGAAAGGGCTCGCCGCCAGTGATGCAGACGGTGTGGACCGTTTTCAGCTCCTCAACCGTAGCGACTGGTATCTTGTTGATGTCGTAATGTTTATTGCAGCACAGTCTGCAATGATGGTCGCACCTTTCAAGTATCATAAGGTGCATGATTTCTGGTTTCACTTTTATATTTTCCATTTGTTGTTAATGATTACTTACTTGGTCCCGTTGCACCAATTTTCAGTTGACTGCCAATAGCCGGCAAGCCATATTTCCTTCTTTGACGCATAGGGGTGGGCCTCAATCCACTCTTCCGCCTTTTTGTTTATGTCAGCCATCTTTGTTCTTTTTGTTCTTGTGGTATTTAAGGTAGTCTTGGTAGGAGACGCATTTCTCGTTACCAATATCGGCATTTGCCTTTTTTATCTCAAGCTCACTATAATGCGCGTCTATCGTGTCGTTCCTCTCAACAAGGAACTTTCCAACGGAGTCCATGATGACGAGTGGATCGACGTTCCCATAGAAAGTGCCATACCGCCCAACCTTGAAGCGCCTTATGAAAAGCATGACCTCGGTCATTTTGAGATACCCGAAGTCGGCCACCATTAGCTGCGCCAACTGTAGCAGTTGCTGCGAGTTGATTTTCTTGCTCACGCCAGCGAACTCTGACAGGTCAGAGAATTGGTACACGAGCCACTCCTCGGCCGTTCCTTTGCCGTATATGTTGTTGGCTGCCCACAGTGTAGGAACATTACCGAAGATGCAGTACGGCTGATCATTCGTTATCGTCACCGAATTGTTGACATGGTATTTCAAGAGGAGCTCCTTCTTCGTCTTCGGGAATCCCTCTCCTTCTCCTATCCTCTTTGGATTGCTCTGAGAAATACGCCGCAACCCCTGCGTAGGAGTCGAGTCTCTTTGCTCGTTCCTCCTCCTCTCTTTGCGATGTTCCATTTGACTGTGCGTTATTATTGTTGTAATTGTTTAGTTTCCACCTCGCAAGCCGTTTTGGTATGTCAAACACATTTTCCATTTCAAAGCGCATCCTCGTTCCACTCTTGTTCCTCTCGGTCCAATAGTCGAAGAACTCCCTTATCATCGACTTGCCATAGGTTTCCATGTACGGAACGAGCTTCAGCCCGAAGTCGTGACTACGCTGTTTCAGCATGTCATCATCGTGCGCATTTCGTGCGCATTTCGTGCGAGAAGTGGTCGTAACTCTCTGACTATCAGAAGAAATGCCGTGCGGAAATCGTGCGCGAGTCGTGCGGATTAGCAGTTTCTCTCCATACAACTTATCCATTATATGACGCACCTTCCCTTTTGTCGTACAGAACTCATCGGCAATGCGTTGAAGGCTTACGCCAACAACACCTTCCTTCGTGTTCCGCTTGACAAACATGTATATCGTTATCTCAAGCCATGAGTGGTCGGTGAACAATTTGTCAGGTACATTCATGCGTCCGAACGTTTGTCGTGTTTTCCAATGAAGGCCCGGCACTCAGTATCTTGGAAGAAACATCGTGACGGGCCTCGGTCTATTCATCTATTATTATGGCATTAAAGGATTTGACTATCATTTCTGCGCCCCTTCTTGCCTTATCAGAAAGGGAGGTCATTGTTGTTGCCCTGTTGCTGCTGCACGGGCTGCGCGGGCTGCTGAAACCCGGCATTTCCTTGCGGCTGGCTATCCTTTGGAACGCCGGGGGCGACCTCGTTAGGCTTGAGCATACGGTCAATCTTCCAAACGTTAATGTCGGTGAACCATCGGCCATTGTAGTCGCGGCTCCTGATGTCGAAGAACACCTGAAGGCTCTCGCCTGCCTTGACGACGCACTCTGTGATCTTGTCGTTTCCGAAGATGCGGAAGCAGATGTCGCATGGATAATTGCTATCGTCGGTCGTGAGGATGAACTCCTGCGTCGCCCACTCCTTTCCTGATGCGGACACGCCCTGCTTCGTTTGGAGCACCTCTTTCACTGTTCCTGTTACTGCAAATGACATTGTGTTTCTTGTTTTTGTCGTTTATTTGTTAATGATCTGTTCGATGAACTCGTTTGCGAGTATCACACGCTCCTCCATGAGCTTGATGTCGTCTTCCACACGCTCTATCTCGGCGTGGTGTATAGGTTTCGTCAGCCATGGGGTGTAGGTGATGAACGTTCCGCTTTTTGCGTCCGTGCAGCTCATTTCGGCCATCATCTGCCAATAGTACTTTGGCTCTGTCTCCTTGAGTGACGCAGCGTCATGGATGAGCAAGCGGTATTTCATGTAGGTATTGATGTTCGGGCATTTCACCTCGATGATGCGTAGGCCGCCCTTCTCATAGATGCCACCGTCTGGGCTTGCCGCAAAGTGTGGTATGCTCTTGTGGCGGCATGATGGCATGGGCACCACGTCATTGTCCTTGAGAAACATCTTTTGGTATAGCTCAATGGCCGACGACTCCTGCTCTGTTCCCCACTCCATTGCTTTCGACGTGAACGATGTCTGGTCAAGGTAGTCTTGAAACACTTCGTCATCCTCAAGGAATACAGGGTTGAAAAGTCGCTCGGCAGCCACTTGGTAGAGGTAGCTCTTTGCGGTTTCGGACCACATTTCGTCCTTCTTTCGGCCAGCCTTCATGATGTCGGCGATTTTAGAACCTGTCAAATAACCGATTCTGCTACGTTTCCAGGCAATCGTTCTCTGCTCTGCTTCGTCTCCAATCATTTCTCCTCCTTCTTCTTCTTTGCGATATCGGCCTTGGCTGCCTCGGCTGCCATTTCAGCAATGCTGTTTATTTTCTCTTTCTTACGAAATGGCGCCATGAGATCATCGACTGTTGTGTCGCCGTCCGTGATAGCCTGAGTGATGCCAATGAGAAGAGCAATTTGCTCTGTTTTGATCTGGTTAACCGTCTGCTTTCCGCAGAGCTTCACGACCTCCTCCTCGCTTATTCCGTATTCGTTCTTAAAGAAGTCGATACAATTCTTGCGTCGAGTGAGGAGTTTGTCGTCGTCAGAAATGTCGCCTATGATATATTTCTGAGTAGACTCATAGACTTTATCGACGACTGTCTTTGGAATAACAGAGAATACGGCGTTTCGGTAAGCAATGGCGTTTGCCGCATTGCCTGTAACGGTAATCATGTCGTCAGAGAAGCGATGTCCGGTCTTTCCAATGATAGAACGGCGAACCTCAAAGGCCGTAGCGACGTTGTTTTCCAAATCCCAGCAAGTTCCTCGACTGACAACTTGCTTGTCTGTAATCTGAACAACCTTAGCCTCTGCACGAATGTTGCCCCAGTTTCTAACAATGAGCTTGGCAAGATGAACACTTGGACCAGTCAGCATCTTTCCTCCACGTGGAAGGGCATAGCCGCAACTCTGTGCTGTCTTTTTGTCGATTGTTGCCATAACTATAGAGTTATCAACGCAACGTCTTACATCCCTCGGGTATTGCTTTGCGGTAGCAACCTGTGAGTCGACGTTCGCACGCTCTATTGCGTCAACCTGAATGACGTTTTGGTCTTGCTGAACTTGCAAGACCTCGTAACTTTCGTTCTCCATAAAATATTAACTTGTTAATGATGTTATTGGTTACTCGGTGAAAACTTACTATGAAACTCCAAGGTCTTCCTGTTGAGCATCCGCGCCTGACCATCCTCGTAGTTGAGCCGAAGGGCGAGTCTCGCCACCTGCTTGGCCGTCCGTCGAGGTAGAAGCCAAAGACACTCATGGAGCACCTTTAGCGACTCTAATTTCTCGTTTACAGCCATACAACTTCACCCTTTAGGAAAACAGCCTCCACACTCGTACCTGTGGCCGCTACCGACACATAGTCGATCATAGCCTCTTTCATAACCTTGTCTATGTAAGCGAGCGCTCTGCTTAAAGAGCTTGCCTGAACGAGGTACACCACCTTCGTGCGTTGCTCCTTGCCTGTTTTCTCGTCGAGCGATATGAACTCGACCTTCGCCTTGTAGAACTTGTCGTCGTTCCCATCCTTTGAAAAGAGCACCTCCTTGTATGGCGCTATGCTTACGCTAACAATGTCAACATCGTAGCCGTCATACTCGGTGAGCGCCTTCTCCTCGGCGTCGCCAAACGACTCGGCCTCTACGACGACGGTCTCCTTCACCCTCTTTTCCTCACCGTCCTCCTGTGTCTTCGTCACCTTTGCGGACACCTCGAAGTACTTTCCTGTACGCATTTTCAATCCATCCATATTTGTTTGGTTTATTTGTTAAACACTGTTTGTTTCAAAACCCTGTCAGATTAGGCCGCACCCACACTCGTCCGCATGGTAGTAATCCGTAGCTATCAAGTGGAGTATCTCGTGCCCTCTTTCTGTCTCGGCCTCCTTCATTAGCTGATGCACCAAGCCGTAGTCCATCCGTGCGGCCTGTGCCTGTTGTATGAGCTTCCTGTCGTGTTCAGGAAGCCCTTTCGTGTTGTAGTGCATCATGGGGCACACTCCTCATCCTCGTCCTCGTTAACAAGCCCGATGGCCCGTGACACGACGTTGCCGATCCATGCGCCGATGAGGGCGCAGATGGCTACCAGTAAGCAAGACAATGCGATTATTCTCATAGCTGAAAACGTTTGGTTAGCCGTCTGCCCACCGTGGCCCGCGAGATAGCGTTAGCGACCTCAACGAGAACAACGATGAGCATCATGGCGAACAAATAACAAAAACATAATAATTTTCTCATAAGAGCCGCATCCCTGAGTCGAACAGGGTAATGAATCACTATCGCGCCTATCCGTTTAACGCGCTATATGCGGCTGTTGAGCGCCCGCTGGCGCCCGTGTTAAAAACATATCTAAGTATCTAAGACAGACAACGCCGTCACGGCGTAAACATACAAGTAAATCCATCACGGACAACATGTAAAAAAAACAAATGTGTTACTGTTTAACCTATTATATATCATTTATATGAAACAATTCTTCGCAAACCTGTTATCTCAACACATTTGCGTTGCTTTTTATCTTAGTCGTCGTTGTTTGAATTTCGTTGTTAAAGCGGGGAGGCTTCTGAGACTCTTTGTCCATAGCGCCGCTTGCGCATTGCGCCAGCCTCCCCAATCAATAACAACAAATCAAACTATGAAATTATAAGCTAATTCTTTCCTGATGACCGACTCTCCTTCTCTTCGGCCTGCTCACAAGCGTTCATCATGTCGAACAGGCCCTTTATGGCCTTCTTCTGCTCTCCCGGTGTGCGCCATACGTCGTCATACTCCTTGAAGATGTCAACGGCAGAGCCGTAAAGCGTCTGTGTGCTCATCCACTTCTCCTCAAGCTGCATGATGCCAAGCCTGATGTTTTCAAGCTCTACGCCATCAAGCTCGTAGTCGGTCGAAGGATCCAATGCGTTCTCTGCTTTCCACCACAACTCGCATATCGTCCTCATGTTGAACGCCTTGTAGATTTTTCTCAACTCGCTTGGAGCTATCCCGACCGTGTTCCCTGCGTTGTCCATGGCCGATTCATATACACGGACAGCCATCTTCAGGCACGTAGTGGCCGTGATTACCCAAGCGGTGATGTCGGCGTTCTTGACGCCGTGGCTCTCAAGCGACAGCTTGAACTTGTTGACAAGGCAAGTGAGGAACGGCCTTGTGCGTGAGTACGCTTGCGCACCAATTGCGGTCCACATGTCGAAATACTCCGAGTCCGTAATGTCACCGAACGACTTGCGCCTGTCAGGAGGAAGGTCTTTTAGCCTGAAGAAGTAAGGTGGGCCGCCATACAACAGGTTTCTCTCGTACTTGTGGTATTCGTCCACTACGTCCTTGAACCTTTTCTTGATAGACACACCGTCCGCTGCACGCTTGCGGTATCTCGGGTGTTGCTTCACTTTCCTGAGGGCTTCCAGGCAAGCCATCCAAGCGGCGTTGTTTGCGACACCGCAAGTCGTCTTCACGAGCCCTGATATGATGCCAGCGATTTGAGCCAGCGTCTCCTGCCGCTCTGCCCGTATCGTATGTTTCACTTCTTTCATGTTCTTTCTATCTGTTAGTGCGCCTGCAATACTCTGCGATGAGCAATGCGTCGCAAGTCTTAAGTGTCACTTTCTTTCCGAGCTGCGGGAACAGCGCCTGCGCCTTGGCCTTGAGCATCCTTTTCCATTCTGATTTCTCATGCTTCTTGCTTGTGCCGAGCGAATATGTCTTTTCCCACTTTTGCGGCCTCGCCTTGATTGTCCTAATGCCAAGCGCGAGGAGCGCCATTTCAAGATGCCCGTTATGCCTTGCGAACCTTGCCGTCGATGATGAAGACTGACCGGGCATGCCCTGCCCAACATCCTCAAGCACGCAAACAGAACCGTCCTTGTAACCCATGAGAAACTGGAATATCTCCATGGGAGTATCGGGCATGTTCACGCACTCTATTACAGAGCCATCATCGTCGAGTATTGCTATCCCGCCGCTTACGCCCGGGTCTATACCTATGTAAACCATTCTACCAAAGTTAAAAAATAAAGTTGGGCCGCTTTTGAACGGGGTTGAACGACAGGCTTTGGTATACGTTGTTTCCAAACCGTTGCCATTTTCCCGTCTTGTACTGTACGAGCCAGTCGCCCGTGCGCGCTATTGGTGAACCGTCCGTTGCCTCGTCCTTGAATCGGACTTTATGTCCATTCTCCTGTGCCTGTCTTGGCTCACGCTCACGAACTCAAGGCAGTCGAGAAGCCGTAGCTCCTCGACGTTGTTGCGCCAAACCCTGATGCTTTTGATAATGTTCATCTTCTTGTCGTCACAAAGTCGTTAAATGCCGAACTCATCGTAATGCTTGTCGTCCTCTGCGAACGAAACGGCATGTACCGTGAGTGTTCTCTCATCCTCGTCAACGGTTGCCTTGTATCTCTTCACATCCTTGCGTGGATGCTTTTTAGGAGTAGTGTATGCAAGCACTCGCCCGTTATAGCAAGCCTTGACAGTATCGAGATAGAACACCCTTGTCTCTCCGGGTTTCAGCCTCATGTAGTCCATGTATCCTACTTTTCTTTCCATATCTTAGTGTTATGCGATTAGAATCTTGTTCCTTCGATGCGCTTTATCTCATCGTTGATGTAGAAGATGGCCTTTCTCAGGTCCTCTATGCGCTTCTCCTCCTCTGTCTTGTCACCGTCGGCCTTGCCCTTTCTCATAAGGTATTTCAGCGCGTTGCCGATGGAGAAGTCGAAGTGACGGCAGATTTCTATTGGCTCTACGCCACATAAGTCCTTCAGCCACGCATAATGGGATGGATGGTTGACCTGTTCGCTCTTTTCGGCGTATTTTGGATATAAGCCAAGACCAATATCTTCTTTCTTAATCATAATCTTTATTTTTAATTATGTCTATAATATCCTGCTCTTTAATTTTGAGAAAGCGATAGAAATCTATTCCCTGAACACTTTTTACGCAGTGAAATTTGCTCAAATCGGCTTCACAATAGTCTATTGCTAAAGTTAATACTTGGTTCCAGCCTGGAGCTTTGAATGGTGCTAAAAACCACTTGCGTTCAAAGTTGATTTCTTCAACCATTCCGCAAACCATACCTTCGTATTGGAAGACTCCGTTTTCAAAGTTTTCCCTTTCCTGACCTTCGAGGTTTTCGATAAGATATGACGCGGGAACGACAAACAGATTCCCTTTGTAACATTTCATAAGCTATTCCTTCTTATCTTTCAGTTCAACAAAATCTCCAATGCCCAAACGAGCGTTGTTGATGCAAGACGCAATCCACTCTATCAGATATGCGCTGGCCTCTCCGCCGTGCTCCATACCGATGGCCTCCTCTATTGCGTCGCAAACATGGCTCGCCTCGTGACTTACAACTCCCACTAACCGCATTGTGGCATGGTTGTCGAACACCACAAGCTCGCCAATCTTGTTGTCAGAGCACCTTCGCACCTCGAAGCATGTCACGGCCTCGGCCACACAAAGGTCGAAGTCAACAGGCTTTCCTCTCTCGCTCTTAAAAACACCTTCGAGGTCTTCCGGTCCCAACCCTACGGCCACCCAAAGCCTTCGTGGGTATAGGCCAGGATCATACTCGTAGTATCCGTATCTCTTCATGCACCGTTCTATCTTTTTGTTATTTCTATGTTGGCGAGGAGGTTTCGGAACCTCACCCTCATGCGGCCTACTCTCATTCATCCGCATTGCCGTGCATCTGTTGACACCACTCGCCACTGCCTTCTGTGGTTTCGGTTACGCTCCTCTTGCCATCATGTGATGGTAGTTAGTCGTCGCTTATCCCTACTCGCACCTTAGGAAGGACTTTCGATGTGCGTGCGTCCGTTCACGGGTCGTTCGCCAGCCACATATTGTTATGGTCTTGCGAAACAAGGCAGCCTCATTCGCCGCTCGCCGCTACTGTTTTTTCCACGCCATCTGTTTTGTTCCAATAAGCAAAGAGCTACTCCTTTCATCTCATTGTGCCTTCATCGGGGATCGAACCCGCCAGTGGGCGCCAGCCGCCCTGAAGGCTTGATAGGAATCCTGATGTCTCATCTGTATTCCTCTCCCCACGCTTGGGTACCTGTAATAATCCTAACCTCAAACTTTAGATTTTGAAAAATCAAAAATCAATCAATAACTAAAAAATCTATCTACCAAATATATTAAAGAATTACATAATCCTGTTGTTCTCGATGAGCCTCATTACATCCTTCACCTTGTAAAGGAATGTGTTCCTTAGCTTATAGGTCGGCAACTGCCCTGACTCCCGAAGGTCCTTGATGAAATCCTTGCTCACGCCGCCGAGAAAGACGGCCAGCGACTTGCTTGTAAGGAACTCCTGTTCCTGCTCCTTCAACGACAGAACTTTCTCTACCACGTTGATGTTGAGACTTGCACGGCATCTTGGCCGCTTCTGTTGGCTTGTCTGCATGGCTATTCCTCCTCCTTCTTCTTGTTTTGCTCGATGAGCGGCATTACGTTGTGCTTCTTCAGCTCCTCGTACAGGAAGAGCCTTCCTTTCTGCGTCCACTTGGTGTGCATCACCGTTCCGTTCGTACCGTTCTTGTGGACTATTGGGAACGTGTCGGACTGCACGTAGTCTTGCGCTATCTGCGTCGTAGTGACAGTCTCCTTGCTTGCGAGGATCATGTCAACGTATGTCACCTTGGGTTCCATTTCAGCTATCACGCCGTTCAGCTCTACAATCTCCTTGGAGTTTGCCTCAAGTTGCCTCTGCTGTTCCTCTATCTGCTCCTGCTGCTTTGCCGCGAGCATTAGGGCTTCTGCGAACGACTGCGGAACTTGGTACTGGTTTCTCTCTTTCGTCTCAAGCTCTTCCCAGCGCAACACCAGCTTTGCTCGTGCCTCGTCGTTGAACTTAGTGGCGATGTATAAGCATTCGGTCTTATTGAGAACATAACAAGGAACATCCTTGTATCCTCCGTTAGGCTGAGCCTGCTTGTATGATGACAACGCAAAATTGCGTCCTGATACTTTCACCCACGCTTCTTCCATGTTTCGGATGCTTCTCATAACATCCGCATGTCTCATCCCTATCACCTCAGCTATCTCAAGCGAGGTCATTGTTTCCTTCTTGATAATCAAGTCTGTCATTTCTTTACCTCCTATATACTTTATTGTTGCTACTCACACGGGACTGCCTCAATCACCAAAGCCTTGCTCTTAAAGTCTATCCTCGTCCGATATTTGGCAACACCATCAGGAGGCTCGATGTAGCCTATCTGATAGGCGTATGATCTGGCAGAAATAGCAGCTTTGGTTGTCTCGAACACGAAAACCTTGAACTCGCCAGGTTTGATGCTCAGAATGTCAGCCTTTGTCACTTTTTTCATCTTTGTTACTTTAATATCCGTTATATTATTTGGAAATGTGCGACAAAAGCAGTATATTTGCAGTGTGATATGTAGATACGCCGCTTTCGGTCGCACAGTCTTCCGTTTGTGTCGGTCTTACTTTGTTGTTTTAACCGAACCACGAGTGCAAAAGTAGTGCTTTTATAGTGTAACGCAAAACAAAAGGGCAACTTTCTCACTATATTTAACACTTCTAAACATTTCGTGCGGTTTTAGTTGCATATATGACACTAAGGCACACAACTATGGATACAAACATTATCGAAAGAATGGAGATGGTATTAGCAAAGAGGCATGAAACCAAAAACTCTTTTGCTCTATCTGTTGGGATCGCCACCTCTAACTTCACTCGCAAGATGAAAGGAACGCAAGCATTCACCAAGCGCGACTTCATGTTGATTTCCAAGGCGACTGGCATCAGTAGGGAATGGCTTGAGTTTGGCGATGGCGACATGATGGCCAAGCAGGGCGCAACCGTTCCACAGATGGAAGAAGATAGGCCAACAGTCGAAGGAAAGCCCTTCTACGACGTTGACTTTGCGCTCGGCTTCAACGGAATGTATAATGACGAGCCGAACGTGCCTTCAAAAATCATCAGCGTACCCGGCTACGAGAAGGCCGATTTTTGGTGCCGAACGTCAGGCGACAGCATGAAGCCGTTCATCAGCAACGGGGACATCATCGCCCTGAAGGAGATAGAGGACTGGCAGAGCTTCCTTCCCATGAACGAGGTCTACGCCATCATGACCACCAACGACCTGAGAACCGTGAAGGTCGTCCGCAAGGGCAGCGACGACGAGCACCTGACCCTCCACGCCTACAACGAGGAATACGAGGATCAGGAGATAAGCAAGAGCGCAATAACGAAAGTTTTCAAGGTGATAGGAGCTTTGAAAACAATGTAGGTGTAAAGAGAGAGATTAAACCAACAATATTTATCCGTACCCAAAACCGTACCCGATATTTCAAATGGACCATAAAGTACTGATAGTCATAGGATTACAAATAGTTGCAAACATCTTCATGACGCTTGTCAGGAATTAGAAGCAAAACATCATAACACGCTATGTCTAAGATAGTTGCAAAATTGCAAGGCGTAAGCACCCATGTGAAAATCGGCGATTTTTCGCCCAAAAACTATAGGTTTATCGGGGTTTATTCGGGTACTTCCGTACCCAAAATCGTACCCAACGAAAACAGGGTACGAACGGAAAGGGTCTAACATAAAAAAGGAAAGGGTCTATTATGAAGTACCGCGTTTACGTAGACACAACGAAAAAGAGGCAAGACGAGCAAAGCCCGGTCGTGCTAATATTCGAGGACAGTGGAATGAGGTTCAAAATTTCCACGGGCCTGTTCTCTTCCAGGAAGTTCACAGGAAAGGAGTTTCCAAAAGAAGAGCCCAACCACAAGGCTAAGACTCTCAAACTTGCGGGAAAGCTACTTGACATCGACGAATACCTACTGATGAACAGCAATGTTCCGTTCAACAAGGCAAAAGAGGAAATCAAGGCGATTTTGAACGGAGAGGGGAACGCCCTGAAGCCAATCACGTTCTACATGGAGGAGCTGGCCAAGACCAAGACGCCGAGCACCGCAAAGTTCTATATCAAGACAGCGAGGAAGATCAGGGAGTTCGACCCATCGGCCACCTTCGACACCATAGATGCGGACTGGCTGCAAAATTTCGACACGCACATGAAGGAGAACGGGAACACGACTGTCAATGGCCGCGCCATCCACCTTCGCGACATAAAGGCCGTGTTCAACGCCGCCTTGGCCGATGAGATAACGACCAAGTACCCATTCAGGAAGTTTAAGATCAAGGCAGACAGCGTCCCCATCAAGAACATAACACTTGAGCAGCTAAGGGAGCTCAGGGATTGCAAGGTTGAGCCCAACAGCCGCATTTTCCGCGACCTGTTCCTCCTGTCGTTCTACCTTTGCGGCATCAACCCTGTCGATCTGCTGCACCTCACTAAGGCAAACATCAAGAATGGGCGCATCGTTTATACGAGGAGCAAGACGCACAAGCTGTACGACATACCTCTGCCACCGGAAGCGAAGGAGATTTTCAGGATGTATAAGGGGAAAGACTACCTGTTGGAGGTGCTTGACTATTACGGTGATGATTATCTGCATTTCCTGAGCAGATGGAATAAGATGCTGAAAAGAATAGGAAATATGAAGATATGCGAGCGTTCGGACGGCAGGAAGGTGCTGAGGATGGGTGAGCCTATATTGCCGAACCTGACTGTTTATTCGGCCAGATACACCTTTGCGAGCATCGGTGCGGAGCTTGAGATACCGAGAGAGACCATAGCGTTGTGCCTTGGTCACTCTTGGGCCGATGTCACCGCGCATTATATCAGCTATAGCATGAAGCGTATAGATGATGCGGTAAGGAAGATCATTGACTATGTGAACGCAGACATTTCCAATGAAAATGACGATATATGAGGCTTGAAAAACAAAAAAGGGAGGTGCGACAGCCTCCCTTTTTCTTTTTATAAAAAATGACTAAGTTAGAACAACGTGAGCTGCGCTTGCTCCTGCTTGATGCGCTTGCAAGCCTTGTCGTAATACTCCTTGTTGAGCTCAAAGCCGATGAAGTTGCGCTTCTCGCGGATGGCCGCTATGGCGGTGGTGCCGCTACCCATACAGTTGTCTAAGATGGTGTCGCCCTCGTTGGAGTAGGTGCGGATGAGGTACAGAATAAGAGCTGCCGGCTTTTGCGTAGGGTGCATGTCCCTTTCCTTTTCCTTGTCGAAGAAGAGCACAGATATGGGGTATTTCTCGGTGGTCATTTCCTTTGAGTAAACCTCGTTGTTATAACGTCCATAACAAACATTACCTTTCGGCTTACCATACTTATGCCCTCTCGAATGGTTGGGAAACCCTGGGCGCATTTGCGGATTAAACGTTGGCAAAGCTCGATAGAACACGGCTATGTCCTCATGGCATCGCATAGGCATCCGCTTTGCGTTCAAAAAGCCTGTGGGCCTGTCCTTTTGCCATATCAGGTTATAACGCCAGTTCTTAGGCTCGGCCATCATGAGCTTTGCTGTAAACATTCCTTGGCAGAAAAGGATGATGGGCGCATTCTCTTTTGCAACACGCCAATATTCCTTAAAAAGAGGATCTATGGGAATCATGCAATCCCATTGAGCTTTTTCGTTGCCTCTGTTCAAAACCTCATACGGCAAGTCGCAGATAATACAATCTACGCTCCCGTCAGGAATCTTCTTCATCCCTTCCAGGCAGTCTTCGTTATATATCTTATTCAGTTCTATCATGCTTTGTTACGTTTTAATCGGCACCTTCAACAATCGTAAACCCATGCCTCGCAGCCGTTGTGTCGCGTCGTGCCGAGCGTTTGGTCTCGCTGTCGTAGCAGACGATGCGAGGGTCGCCTAATGGGTCGGCAAAGTGGCTATACTTTCATTTCCGGACTAAATTTCACTATCTTGAGGATAATCTGTAGTTCGTGAACGTATTTTATTTTACGCAAAAGGGCATATCCGTTCACGTTGAAGTGCTTTATGAACACTGGCCAATTGTATTTGTTTCTTTCTACTGCCAAATATCTGGCAAAATAGTTTTCTTTTCTGTCTTTGATTGGCCTTGTGAAGTACTTGCTCTCAACATCTTCCTTAAAGCCATTGTTGCGAAGGATTTCGGGCGTGATGGGTACGCCATCGATGTTGTTGCACCATGTTCCCCATGGACCGTCGTCTTCGTCGTTGGCAGCCTTCAGAGTGACGGCTCCCTTCTTGTCATTATACTGTCGGTCGGGATGGATATCGGTAACGATACACAATGTGCCTTTCGGAAACGTGCAGTCTTTGTTAGTCTGCACAATGTCGCCTATTCTAAGGTCTTCGGGGTTAATCATTGTCTCTATGTTTTAATCTATATACTATATATGAGGGCGTGTCAGTCATGCTCAATCATGCTTTCCTGCCGCTACCACCTTCAACGCTTCGAGCAAGGTTTTCTCGCTGATGCCGTTGCCTGATGCCTGGACGCTCTCCCTGAGCTCATCGAGCGTGCGAAGGATTGTGCCGTTGTCTTTGAGCATATTCTCGTGACAAGCGTTGAACGCACGAATGACATCCGTGCGCAAAGAATCGATAGCGTCCTTGAGTGTGGCTTCATGCTCCTTCTTGATTCCTTCGGCTATGACCTGAGAAGGGAGAGGAAAGTCGAAATGGCAGACACCCTGTCTCCCATCAACAAGTTGGTTATTGGCTTGCACACTACGTAATTGTTGACATCCGTCGTCGAACTTTACGAGATAAATGCCATCACCATTCGGATAATGGTCAACGAAACAATGATCGCTCGTAGGATTCTGTCTCGATTCTTCAATCACACCAGCAATCGGTATTCTCACTTCTTGTTGCTCCATAATAATTTATGTTAAGTTAGTCTTCTTGAATGCCCAGTTTCTTACGCCATTCAGGATCGTGGATAGAACCAACGACCTCTGATTTTTTAGTATCGGAACTATTGAGAAAATCTTCTCTTCCAGTCTCATCTTCTGCTGATATAGAATCAGGATTCTTGTGCAGAACAAATATATAAGATAAGAAGTCCACGGAATAATAGATTGATAAGTAATAATTACAAACGACGTTTCCGCATTCATCAAAATCCGAGTAATCACTCAGTTCAAACGGATCAAAACTTAATAAATCTCCCTCGTAAATATCCTTGCCATTCTCGTCGGTTAATCCGGTGAACTGGCAGACGGTATCAGGGTCAACCAATACCGCTTCATTACGATTAAGCATAGAATCTTTCTGTCTATCCTTAATGATGTAGGTATTATCACACTCCTTATAGTAATAGCCTTCAATCCACTCACTACTATCAACACTCTTACCTTTGAATTTGATGGTTCTCATAATATCTACTTTTTATGTTTCTTGTGCACCCCTGCGAAAACGTAAAGAAATAATACAAGAATGTTTCCCACCACAATTAAGATCATTGGCAGCATTACTAACCACCACGACCAACTGATTGCTCCACAGAGTTTCATCACAATGAAGGCTACCTGAAGCGACACAATCATATAATCAATAATTCCAAATTTCATATCTCGTTTATAATTTGTTTAGACTTACAACACATTTTTCGACAGCTGGCTCATAATATTATAAGCAGTACCATCTTCCGAAGATTCTTTCCATAGCTTGGCAAGAGCGCAATCTTGATACAAACCACAATAATGACTAAGTAGCCAGTCGGTAAGTTTACCTTTAACCTTTTTGCAACCTTCGTCAAGTCGTTTACGACAATGAAAACAACTACATGGCACTTTTATATTTATCCAGTTGTCACGAATTTCATCGTCAGACGTTCCATAAAAGAATTGCTCGACATCATCAGTTATTATTTCCATAATATATTCAAATCCTAAATCCAGACAACCTTAAATCCGTTTTCCTTCAATCTGACGATATGGGACAAAGTCTGTCAGGCTTCAACTGCTCGTCCGACAACGACTCCGAGCTATACAGCGACAGGTCATTATGCCAGTGGTCTTCGTCGCCTATATCGATGTAAGGGTTCTCGGGTATCTCGCAAGTTTTCACACTTGTCACCCACTCGCTCGGTATGTACGAGCCAAACACCTCCATCTTCTTTTGCAAGGGGAACGATTGGTGCAAGGGACAGTACTTTCCGGCGAACTTATAGCACAATACCCTATGCAGCTTTCCGTCCTGCGACTCAAACGAGACAATATGGCGGTTCCCGCGGTGCAAGGCGGCCATTACGCGAAGAAAGTCCTCCCATCCCACATCCCTGTGCAGCTCGCCTCTGATATTGTTGAAATAGCACTCCCAGAGGTCACGGCGCATGAAATACCAAAGAAAGTCCATGTCCGTTTCGTTCATCTGCGGAATACTCTTCCACACAAACTCACGCCATACGTGCTGACGGAGGTGCGAGCCTCTTGCGAACCCCTCGATGGCGCAGAGGAAGTCGTGGTGGTCAAGACTGATGGTAATCATAAGCCACCTCCCTCCTGTTCTGCGTTCAGCTCATCGAGCATGTCCTGCGATACGGCGAGAAGGTGCTCGTAGTCGCCTGACGTGGCCTCGTCGGCGTACTTGGCCTTTTCCTCGACAGTCCTCCCACATTCATTCATAGCGCGGCCAACGTAACTAATGATGGCAATGGCGTTTCCGTCCTGCCCTTCTAATGTGTACTTCATATATACGTGTGTTTTATGGTTTTTCTGTTGTTTATTTTAGAGTAAAAAGTCGCTCAATTGGTCTTTTGGTTGCGACCGGGTTGAGGGAGTTTGTTACCTCCTTCTCCCAGACGCAAGTAAAATCTTCGGGCATGTGATACTCGCTCACGAACACCTTGTGCCCGGCGCTGGCAACGCTCTTGCACCATGAGTAAAACGCATCATGGTTGAACTTGCCGTAACGGTATCCTGTTTTCCCTTCGTAAGGGATGTCACAGTAAACAATGGAACGAGGAGGCAAATCGAGGCAGTCGTAAGAGCCTGCAACAAACTCTACGCCTTGCAATGGGTCAATATCCTTCTTGATGTTAGCTATATACTCGGCTATGTAGTCACGGACCTTCCCGTCCTTGCCGACTACGTTGTGTCCGGTGTAACCTTGGAAGAACTTTCCGTTGAAGCTCGACATGAACCCTATCCACCCTATCTCATCATCTGAGTAGCCCAATTCAATATTTCCACTGGCCTGCATCCTCGCATGGTAATACATCTTCTTTGTGATGGTGGAAGGGAACCTTTGTCCTGCAAGCAAGGAGCGCCACATGGCAATAAGGTATTCGTTCTTGTCGTTCGCTATGCGCCTGTACGTTGAAGGCACACGCTCAATGACGCTGCAACCTCCACAGAAGGCGTCAACGAACGTGCTTCGGTCGTTGTCGAGCATGATGGGGAGTATTTCATCCGCTATTCGTCGTTTGCTTCCTATGTATCTCATAATAGACTGCGATTTTTATCAGTGAGTCAGGGGAAAAATAAAGTAGCCCCACCCTTTGTCCGTGTTGCGATCCGAACTCAGAGTGGGGCAAGTATATAAGAAGTGAAACGTCCCTATGCTTATTCCGTGTGTCCGCTATCAGGTTCGCAACTACCAACAAGCGAGAGCAAAGATAGGCAATAGGCAGCCATCTTCCAAATACTGCAAAAATACGTTAATGCGCTGAATGGTGCGTTTTGTTTCGGTTTCGTAAGCTACCTACGAGCGAGCAATTTTCCTATTTATTGTTTATTAACAAAAAGCCCCACAAGGCTATTGGGATAAGCCATGTGGAGCAAAGGGTTCTTGCAGGAAGAAGGCCGTCAGATGTTCTGACAGATGGCGTCGTTGACCTCAGATTCCATGATCTTCGCCATTGTGCGTGTCATGATGCTTGTCATTGCGTTGTACTGGTTGACGAAGCGGTCTGTGTCCTGATCGCTGATAACACCTCCGTACTCATTGTTCCCACGTGTGGCCTCTCGCATGAAGTCGCAGTAGACCTTTCGGAGTTGGATGATTATTGATGCGATGCAAGGCTGCTGAACGTTCTCGTACTTGGGGCGGTCGATAGTATACTCGCCAACTTTCGATGTATCTGTTTCCATTGTTGTCATAGTGTTAAAGGGTTATTACTTGAGGTCGATGATGGCCTGCTTACTGATTCCGACTATCCCAAGGAGTTCGTCGAAAAGGTTGTCGTACCAGCGGGCCTGTGTCTGCTGCTGATACTTGGGGTCTTGTTGGTTCTGTCCGAACCGGTCATAGTCGGGGTTGATGACGAACCACTTGTGGATCTTGCCGAACCTTCCAGGGCGTGTGGCCTTTCTCACCACACCCTTGAGCTCAAGCATGCGGTTGAACGCCTGTGCCGATATGCCCACGTTGCGTTCCTTGAGCAAGTCGGAGGCAGCGTGCAGCACTGGGTTCGTTGTCCCTGCGTTCACGACCGATGGCAGCTCCGCCGCCAAGCCGAACTTGTCGCTAATCTTCTTCGCCCACGCAATCTTGGAGGCATCGTTGAGGTTGAGGGTCTTGATGGTCCAGTCGGCGAAGGTGAGGTTGGCCTGGATCTGCTCGTTGAGGCTTGCGCTCTGTTGCTGAATATTGTTGGCTACATGATGGAATACTCTGCGATAAACCTCGAATACTTGGCGAACCTTGCGAGCAACAAAGTACTCTAAACAGGCGGAAGTGAGATAATAATTATCAAGAGGTCTGCCATCCTTTGAGTTTTCCACATCTTGGTGGATAACTATAAAGTCCACATTTTCCATAAAGTTGACCTTTAATGCTCGAACGGCAGCATCCTTGCGTGAGTATGCAAGCATCCAAACATCATCAAGAAATACGGAAAACACTTTGTCTTGTTGATCTAATGCCAACACGCCACGGAAGTAACGCTCAATTTCGCTTGGGCTACTATCCTTTGATAGAATTACGTTTGTATTCATATCACTAAGTTTTTAGACACGAAAAAACTGCGCTACGTGTTGTCTAAGGCTCTTAGCAAACCTCCGATGGTAGTTTCCATCCATCGACACGGCGCAGTAATCTCTATATAAATTACTTTATATTCGTAAGAAGTGGGTACAATAAACGCACCCCCCTTGCAGAAGATGCGGCAACCATACCGCTAAGATTTATTTAGACGTTGCAAATATACGCAATATATCACTGACTTGTACTGCGAAAAGCGGATTTTAACCAAACTTTAACACTTGGCAGTTATTAATTCTTCGATTAATTTGTTTTTTACACTATATTCCACAAAATAGGCTGACCCAAACAAATGAGCCAGCCAACTTTTTACTTGCCCTTGAATATACAGACAGCTCCATATACTGCAAGGAGAATAATTAAGTACAAAAAATGATGTTATATATGTTGGTGAATAGTTTACCAATCGTCATTTGATGAACCTGTACCATCGTGATTTTCAGCCATCCAAACTATAAGTGGAGTGATGTACGAGTTAATCCAAGAATTGAAATTCCTTACTGCTATTTTCGAATTTACAGAACCATCTGAATTAAACATTGTTACGGTCGGTCCATATTCGGGATGTTCCTTACTTGTAAATCGAACACCACCAAGTTTATAGAAGGAACGGACAATTTGGTCGTTTACGTGAATAGACATCTTGTAGCGACCATCTTTGAATTGAAGCACGATGTTCATATCCACGTCAGCCATATTGCCAACGCCTCTACATCTGTAAGCATCGGTTGCTGCACAATGAATGTTCATTACCTGCTCGCCCATCGTGTTTAACACTTTGTCGGGATTGCGGTAATTCTGAACTACGTATTGATAGGCTCTCTGATACAAGTCGTGTGCGCTTGCATCTTTGACCTCCATTACAATGTATTCTTTTCCGTCTTTTTCAGCTACAACACCTGTCGGTGATGCCTTGAATATCTGTGCATTTGCTTGCACCACCACGGCAATCAAAATTGCCATAAACATTAAAATCTTCTTCATAAGCATGATCTTTTAGTTATTGTTATTAGTTTTGCGAAATTACAAAATTCAGTTAACGCACGCAAGCCTTTTGCCGGATTTAACACTTCCAAAACAGGCGCTTTCATGCACCCGAATTTATCGCGTTTCGCAAAATATTACACCGAAATTGCAGTTTCGCACGATTTCCGCACGAAACGCGCACGATTTCGCACGCCTTTACTCCTATAAATCAGCGAGTTACAAAACACTTGCGCACGTTTTCCGCACGATTTCCGCACGGCTCGCACACTCATATTTCTTAACACGGGAAATTAAAACCACTTATAGTCAGCGAGTTACATTCGTCGTGGCCTCGGGGAAATTTACAAAATCGGCTAAAATCGGCAAAAATTCATCCTCGCGCGCGTATTAGTACTATACCAGTATAGTATATTAAATATATATTATATATATTATTTATATTAAATTATTATTATGTCCGAAATCGAAAATTTTCGTGCGTGTTCTATGAGAGAGTAATTTTTTTGAGCTTTCCGAACACCCCCAAAGCCCCCTCTTTTTACAGAGACAAAAAAACAATCCCCACCTACGCTTGGCAGGTGGGGAGAGAAACGAGAAAACTTTTTAAAGCGTTTGAGTTTTCTACAACGCTCGCTCGATTATCTTGTTGTTAGTCTTTGTTGCGGTCAATCAATCCGATGGCGTAGTGGTTCGTGTCGTAGGTGTACGACATGGTGCGCTTTTTAATCGTGCTGTAATATTCGCCACAACAAGCCAAAACAAGCTCATCGTCTTCGGCGTCCTCGATCTCGTCCTTAATCTTCTCCATCTTATCGAGGAAACAACGCAGAGAGTCGAAGTCATCGAAGTCAGATACAAAGGGTTGCACCTCGTTCTCGTAGAACCCCTCCAAGTCCTTCTTCGAAAATTCACGGTAGTCATCGCCATATTCGTCAGCCGAACGCTCAAAAGGTTCGTGTGCCTGACATCCCGTTCGATACCACATGTCCCATCCGTCACGCTTGTGGAAAATCTCAATGCTCAGCCCGTTCTCCTTCGCCAACTCCTCGGCCTGCTCAAATGAGTCGAAGCCGATAATGGCCTTCTTCAAATCCTGAGGATAACCGTTCCTCGCTGATGTTGTGTCGATCAACTCCAAGCCGTTCTCCGTTGCTATATCTTCAAAGTTGCTAATCATGATAAAATGACTTAACCGTGATGTCGAGGGCTGATGATTGTTGTTACCAAATTTCTTCTACTTCAAACTCCACGTTGCCATCCCAGTCGAAGGAGTCGCTATCACTCTCCTCTTCTGGCGAGAGATACCAGTATGCGGTCAACCTGCAACCGTCCATTGTGACGGGCACACCTGCATACTCGGCCTTTCCGATATGTTCGGGGTTCTCGAATGATGGGTACATAACCCTGCTGGTAGGCTCTGCTCCTTGTGACATGGCGGCCTGTACACTCTCCTGGCCGAAGCTCTCGATGGCCTCCTGCTTTGTAATTCGTTTCATATTTACTTTGTTGTTAGATGGTTCTATCTATTTTAGTTATTACTTGTTGCGGCCAGTGGCACAATCAAAAATTGTGCCGATAAGCCAAATTGCGATAAGAAATGCCATGGGTTATTCTTCCTCCTTTCTGTCGGTGTCTTGGTTATTGTTATTGAGTTCTTTGTAATACTGCTTAATGTCGGAGTCGCTCATGCCCTTCTCTCTCATGATCCTGTAGTCTGCACTGTCACGGCGAAGGTTCACGCGGTCCTCGTAGACTGTTCGCAGGTTGTAATAAGCGTTACGCACGCGCTCAAGGGTGAGCACCTTCCCGGTCGATGACATGATACCCATTTGTTGAAGGGTGTACGACGCTTGCGAGAAGTTGTTTTTCGTTAGCTCTGTGAAGTTATTTGTGCATTGACGGACAATTGCCCATATCGCTTTGTTACAAGGCTTCTCAGCGGCTTCTTTCTTACGTCTCTCGGCGGCTGCCGTTCGGGCTGCTGAAAGGTCGCTTTTCTTCGGGCGCCCGAGCTTCGTTACCACCTTTCCGGATTTGGATGAAATAAACTGGCCGTCCTCCTCGAGTTTTTTCTTCCTGACATCCAATGCGCTTTGCGTGCGCTCTTGGATTAACTCCTTCTCCATCTGAGCCGAGAAAGAGAAAGCGAACAGGAGCATTTCGTCGATGGCCCGCAAGTGGGCGCAATCAAGGTCGATGCCCATCTGGACTATGACAAGGCGCACACCTCTTGGCTTCAACTCGTCGTTAACAAACTTGTTGATATCGCTCATGGAGCGGCCTATGCGGCTAACCTCTGATACGATAAGGGTATCACCCTTCTTCAGCATAGGTAGCACGATCTTTCCAAGGTTTCTGTCCTTGTAGGTCACACCGCCGCTTACTCCCTCGTCGCTCACCTCTTGCGTGGCTGTCATGTTATGGTCTTTCAACCACTCGTTGACGGTCCTTTCCTGCTGCTCAAGGGTCTGTTTCTCGGTTGATACTCGGCTATATATGATAACCTTTGGTTTTTTCTCCTCCTCTTCTTTCGCTTTCTTTTCTCGTATGGAAATCTCGTGCTTAACGTTGCATAGCTTATCCCTCCTGCAAACGACCTTGCCGCCTATCACATTGTGACAGACGCACTCCTTGCAGTAAGCTTTGTGGTCGGGAGGAATTATGTCGTAAAACTCCTCTCGTCCGTCCTGTGTTATGCGCTTTGTTAGTTCCATTGTTGTTTACTATTTGATTAACGCCCGGCCTTTCACATTATTGTGCCGGGCGTGCTTATTATATAACTAATTTTATTTCTTCGGGCTTTCTATTTGGGTGCAAATGGCAACACGCTCGCCGCTCTTTATGAGCTTTGGGAGGTATGTGTCAAGGGCGTGGTGTGGAAATCCTGCTATCTTTCCAAGCTCTTTTGTGTGGCGATTGGTAAGCGCAATACCAAGGATTTTAGATGCCTTTTCGGCGTCCTCGTTGTAGATTTCATAGAAATCACCACAACGGAAAAGCAATAAGGCGTCAGGGTGCTTTTCTTTCAGGTCTTTCCATTGCTGGTAAAGGCTTTTGTTCGCTGTCACTGGAGTGTACTCGCTTTCCGTGTGCTCTATCGAGTCGCTACACATGTAGCTAATCTCTTCCTTCTTGTATCCAAGCTGTGTGAGGTATTGCATAACCTCCTCGCTTGTCCAGTCGTCCGGACAACCTGTGATCGTGTCGATGGAGGAGTTTCTATAGTTTAAGATTGCAATTTTCATATTATTTCTGATGTTTGGTTCGCTGGATTTTTTGCCGCACGAAGGAGTAAAACCCATTGGTCACTGGTAACATACAACTCGAATATGTCGGACTTCTTCCGGCCGCACTCCACGCTCTTTTCCGCAGCGGTACGCCTGTCTCTGCAAAGAACATACACATCGTTGGTGTCTCTGAAATACCAGTAGCACACGCCAGGGCCATTCAGGAGGAATATCTCTTTGTCACGCTTCCACAACTGCTCTCTAAGGAGTAGTTTCTGCCGTTGGATGCACGTTTTGTTGATGTCGCCGGCTTTAAGTGTGGTCACGAACTTGTGCTTGCAACGCTTCTCTATCAGCTTGAGGAGGTTGGGGCGCCATGCCTCGTTGTCCACAAATGGGAAGCCTCTGTTCTGGAATGAATACTCCGTGCCGTTAACGCTTACATGTATCTCGCTTTTGTTCTCGATTGGCGCGTTCTTTACGGCCTCAAGGAGTTTTGAAATCTCTGCTTTTGTCATATAGCTTAATAATTTAATAATTATGTTTAAGTCAAACGGCGTACACGCCGCGCACGCTGCGCATGTATGTCCAATAATTCACATCGTCCCATTTATAGCAAAGGTATCTGCCTTCTCTTCTGTCGTACTCGTCGCGAATCCAAACGGGAGCATCTTCGCTGCATGAAAGTCTGAAAAGCCCTCCAAACTTAATCTTTTTAAGCTCAATCTTTTTCATGATGTCTTGTTTTAAGTTAAACTTGTTGGCGGCCGTGACTTGCGCACGGCTGTGGGCTGCCATTCGGCTCCCGTCGCCATTCCACCCGCAAAGGGGCTATCTATCATCTATGCAATTAACTGTTATTAGTCGTCTGAACAGTACGTCCATTTGCGGATCTTCGTTAATCCGTAACGCTTCAGGTAGGAGTCTATCTGCTTCATAAATTTCGCCCGCAATATGTACACCGCCCTCAGGTATTTCTCTTTGAGATCGAAGGTCTCCTCCTTGGTTAGCTTGGTAACGCCATCGGTGGTGGCGTAATCCGGGTCGAGGATGTAGTAAATAACACCACGTGCTTGATCGCTGTAGCATTTCGCGATGGCTACTTCGTCGCGCCCTTCCAACAACTCCTCGTAACGGCTTACCGTCCTATCGAACTTCTCAAGGTTCCGGAGCTTAAAGTCCTCCTCGCTGAAAGATTTGCAAGACTCGCTTGCCTCTTCATAGGAGGGACCGTAAAAACTGCTATACCCGAAACAGAAACTTTTTTCAATCTCTGGTTTGTCGAACTCGAAAAACACCCCGTCGCGCAACTTCATGGCCTTATACAAGCTGTCAGCAAGCCAGCTGCCAGCGCTCTTCAATATACTCCGCGCCTCTTCGGTCTCGTCATCCAACCAATTGTTACAAGACTTCTTGTTTGCCCGTTTTCCTCTCGCCTGAGCCGTTAAAAACTCTTCGATGGCGAATGTATCAGGCGGCCAGCCTTTCGCGTCCAAGAAGTCCGCAAATGAGTCTTGTTTCTTGGTGTTCCAGGTCTTAACTATTGCTAACACCTGAAAAATCTCTGGGTCTATCCAAGACTCGGAGTAAAACTCGTCCGGGAGGCACTCTTTATCTTGGAACATGAACTCGGGTTCGTGCTCGTCCTTGTGCAGCTTTGCGCATGCTTTCAGGAACTCCTCGCCCGTCTTATATTGTGCAAGCTGCATCCAATCGCCATCTATACTCCCGTTGTTGTACTTTCCGTATGTGCCACAATAAACGGCGGCGTTAAGTATTTCCAATTTTGCCATAACTGAAAAGATTAAATTTGTTGTTAATGAAAAAGTTGTGCGCTTTCCGTTGTCGCCCAACGGGTTTTAGGCGTTCGCTCGCCCTTGTGTCATTTTACAACCTTAACAAGATCGGCGGAGGTACAAAGCGCCTCGCGCTGCGTTTGGAGTGCGCCTCTCGTTTTCTCGCTTTCAGTCCTTTCTTTGTTTGTGGCGGGAAACGGCTCAAAGGGAACTACTATCCGAAAATCTGTAAAACCGCCAGGAGGTTAATGGTACCTCTTTGTTCCGTTGCCAGCGTCGCTCTGGTATGGTTTCAATCCCCAACGGAAATAATAATAATAGCTGAAAGCTGCCTTAACGCTTCCAAGGAGTTTCTACTCGTGCAACAAGAAATCCAGTGACTCAAAAACTCCAACAAGGTTAAGATCTTGATCGTCTGGCACAACCCCGGTCGCTGCAATGTATAATTTGCAAGCCCGGGCGCCTAAAACTCCCGCCTCGTTGCCAAGTTGTTCGGCCCGTCTTCTGATACGTGCAAAGCTCGTGTTAACGGTGCTTTCGTTCACGGCCTTAACAAGTGTTAGGAGCTCATCGTCGATTGAAATAATACGGTATCGGATCTCCTCTAAAAGGAGGTTTAGTCTGCGTTTTCTCATGGTGTTGTTTATTAAGTTGTTTATTACGTTGAGCAAAACGGCCAAATGTTTGCGCGTGGCGGCCTGTTTCGCGTGTTGTGGTGTTGTTACCCGTCGCAAACATTTGGCGGGCGTGTGGGCGCTCGTTTGCACCCGGGCGGTGTGTTATTCGTTGGTGAATGTGTTCCAGTGCTTACCAACGTAGAGCCCGGCCAAATAAGCCGCGGCAACTGAAAGCAATATAAAGTTTGTCATGAAATTAAAGGGGTTGAGGCCCCGCCGCAAATGGCGGGGCGTGTTGTTACAACTGTTTGTTAACCTCGTTCAGGAGGTCCTCCTCACTGTCTTTATACAAGTCCTTTGTATCAATATAGACGAATTTAGAGAAATGCTTTGCTAAAATAGCTTTGCTTTCCAAGCAAGACAATACGCACCCATAACCATTATCTTTTAGTTTACCGTTTTTTTCAACCCAATTACGGCAATGTCTTCTTGAAAAGGAGGGGTTCGCGATCGGATAAGCCACCTTGGTAAGGTTCAGCGGTTTTCCGCTATCTTTGATTTTCACGACAAGTACGCCGGTGTTTCTGCTTTTACAAAAGTAGGAGATATATGTTATATAAACGTTTAGTCTATACCCTTTTGATTCCAGGGCTGCAACGACGTTTAACAAATTTACACCAAACGCGGCGAGTTCATCTCCCCCGACGGTGTAGGGTACCGTGTTGTTTATAATCAAATTAACAACTTTCGTACTTTTGTACGACTGGGAGCGCACGAAAAACATATTGTTTGGATTACCCGAAAGGTACGCCGGGATATTTGGAACGAAGCCAACCGGGCCGCGTGTTATGGTGTTCTTTACGCCCTTTGCCTGTTTGATGTTACGCGCTTTCGCGTTCATCTTTTTCGCCGTCTCTAAATCCACGTTCATTAAAAGGTCGTCGGCCTCCTCGAATGATTTCGTACCCGTGAAAGCGGTTCGCGATTCGCCCGTTCGGTGTGATATAAGAATATCTTTGTAAAAAGGATCGACCGGGCGGGCGTTCATGGTATTAACAAATTCGCTAATACTTTCGTAACGCTCGAAAACGTCCTTATTTGTTGTTGTTGTTTTTTTTCTCATGTGGTTATTGTGTTGATCGCCCCGTTCGTATCTGGAACGGGGCGCGGTGGAAAATGTTACTTAATCATTCCAACAAGGGCGGCGGCGAACCGGTTACCCTTGAGGCTTGAAAGGTTGACGCTCAATTCTCTAATATCGTCTACTTGCATTCCACGAAGAACGAAGCCGTTCAGGAGGTCGGCGGCGTCCATGTCGTAGTACTTGTTTAGCTTCGTTATTGCGCGGTAACCGCAAATAAGTGGGAGTTGCAAGGTAGCGGCGGCCGTTCTCAAGGCGCGCACGAACTCGATAACGTCCGGGTGTTCGCTTGAAATGGCTTCTTCTATTCGTGGATCATAGTCCACTTTGTAAAAGAAAAAGCGGTCGCGGCTTGATTCGTCCATCTTGTAGCGGCCGCAATACTCCTCCGTGGCACCCTGGCCGTTCGTGTTACCCGCGGCGACGCAATAGAAATTCTTATGTGCTGCAACCTTACCAACGCCGGGAAAGGTGTAGTAACCGTTTGCGAGGGCGGCGTTGAGGGCAACCAGGGCTTCAGCCTGGGAGTTATCGCATTCGTCGAGCATGAAAAGGCCGCCCTTTGTCCATGCCTTGTAAAATTCGGTTTCCTCGAATTCGCCCCCGGCGTTCTTATAGCCTGAAATATCGAATTTTGTAAGAATTGTGTTTTGATAATAGAAATCTACACCCAGGGCGGCGGCGAGCTCCTCGCAAAGTACGTTCTTTCCAGAGCCCGCGGGGCCGTAAAGGTATATATTTTCGTGAGATCCGAGCATGTTAACCAACATCTTAAAGCCCTTGTCTAAGATTTTAGGAGTCTCGTGTGTGTGTGTAACGCCGTCGATCGTTACGTTAATGGTCGTACCCGTCCCGGCCTTCTGGGCGGCCTCAAGTTGGTTTTTAAGGTCCTCGATCGTAGCGGCGGCCTCCTGTTTCGCTGCCTGGTAGCCCGCAAGGCGTTTTGCCTCAAATAAGCCGCCAAGCGCGGTTAACACGCCGTCGGTGCCTTGAGCGGGCGCCGGGGTGGGAGGAGTTGTCGGTTTTGGTGTGGTCGGTGTGGTGGGTGTTGTGTTCTGTTTTCGCCCGCCCTCGTAGTCGCTGAATGTAACTTCAAGGGAGCGTCCCTTGCTTACCCAGACAACGCGCGCGCCCGCCTCGTCGATTCGCTCAACTCTCATTTCCTGAGCGCTTGAGCCGTACCGCGGGTGTCCGGGCACGCCGTTAAATGTTGAGCCGGCCTCGAGGGTGTCGGTGTGCTCTGCTGCATAGTTCAACACTTGAGCTTCAAATTCGGTAAATCCGCCTTCTTTGCGGAGTTTACCAATAGATAATTTGCACATGATAGATAGATATTTAATTTGTTAATAATTCCAAATTAGTTTTTTTGCCAGAATAAAATAACCTATCTTTGCACCGCGTTAGGTCCTTGATAGATTTAATTTTATCGAGGCCGCCCGGTTAGCTATTTGTTAGCCGGGCTTTTTTATTGTACCCCGCAGCGCTTCGATCGCTGCACGTTAGCCGCCCGAGAATATACCAATTTTGGAGGGGTCATAGGCTTTCATTTATCATGTAATTCATTTCGTTACTCTAACTTTTCACTACTCACTTAACATGTTTCAGCGCTTCCGAATTATATAGCTCCCAGGTTTCCCAGTTCTAAAAGGGTCCGTATATATATATATATATGAGAGAAACGGATAAATGATTATCCGTTTTTATTACAAGTCTTTCCCGTGCCTACACGGGGCTTCAGTGTATCAATATATCAATGAGCGCTTGTCGTGGGATATAGGATTTCTTTTGCGTTAGGCCCTTGTGTCCTGTTGACGATTGCAAAGGTACGCACTTTTTCAACACGCCCAAAACTTTTCACGCGTTTTTTCGCAAAAATGCGCTTTTTTCTTTGCTTTTTCGGTTTAGTGTGCGTTTGCCCCTTTCGTTTTGTAATTTCGGATATAGCAATTGCACCCTTAATGTGGATTATTAGGCATTATTATCGGTGTATTAGTATTGTATCACACCGATATAGCGCTGCACGTCGCCCCTGGTACGTGTTTATTAGATGTTTAGCACATGCCACGTGCGTGTAATCACGTACGCATGTACGCTCGTGTATGTGCGTACGCATGCGTTAATATGCGTACACGTACGCGCACGCCTTAAATCCGCCCGTTTGCGTCCGTCTCGCGCTCTCTACACTCGCCCGCCCTTATTGTACCACACACGCGCCCGGATCGCCTTAAGCACACGATAACACCCCCCCTACAGTCCGACGCCGAAAATACGCAAAGGTAGCAGCATGGTAGCAGCTTGGTAGCAGATAGAAAACTCGGAGGAGGTTTTGGGTTTTCTGAGGTGTTTTTACTCCTACTCCTTGTAAGTTTTTAAGATGTTCTATTTCTTCGTGCTTTTCGCCGCCATATAATGTACGCCCGTTTCGCTTTTTCGCTTACTTTTGCGGTTAAACGTCCGTTTTTGTCGCAAATAACATCCTTATTTTCAGGGTTTTATGCGTTTTTACCCCACCCTCCCCCGATGTGAGGCGCCCACCCCGACCCCGCTCACTTCCAAAATTTTTTTATTTTTTTTCAGGATTTGCACTCTATATTTTGTAAGTTTTTACGAGTGCTTTTATTTTTGGGTTTTCTATTTCGTTTTGCTCGTTTTTGGGCTTTGCGCACTTAGGGTCTATCTACGCCCCTGTTTTTGCACGAACGATGGATTATGTCACCGATGGACTTTCGAGGTCGTGTGCAGCGTTTTTCGCACATTCTTGTCGCATCCTTCTGTTCGGTCGTTGGTTTACGTGTTTTTGCGGCAAACTATGCTCATGTTGTCGTTTAATGCTCGTTTTGCAAGTTCGGGTTTAGCATTTGCACGGTATCGCTCATGGGTTGGTAAAGCCGTTCAGCTGCGTCAGCCTTTCCTCTTAGGGGGCCAGTATACTGTAAGTATACGGGGGTTGAGGTCCCCTACTACGGCTGCGTGTGTGCGAACCTTGTTTTAGTGCAGGTTATTATATAATAAACTTGACAAAAAACTTTTTGCGTTGTGAAATTTTGTTGCCCTGGATTTTTGGTTTATTCGGGAGGAAAAGTTATTTTTGCGCTTATGATTAACCAAACATGTTGATGCGTCATGGGAGCAGGGAAGTTTCATATTGCGAGATACGTCATGGACGAGGCCACTGGTGCTTACGTCGCCGATGGTGCCGTGAGGAGCTTGGAGGACGACTTCGGCTTTTGCCGGTACAAGTCAATCACGGGCATTAACGCCATTGGCAAGCAGAAGGGTGTTTACACCGAGAGCTATCCGGAGAGTGACAGCCTTCGTGTTTACGTTGACCCATCAGCGAGGCAGGAGGCCACCAGCTCAACGCTTTCTGTCTGCGTGTTTGGTTCTAACCCTTCACTCCCATCAACGCTGAGCACCGAGGAGTTGATTAAGTCCGCCGAGGATAGCTGGCATGAGCTTGTTGGTTTCCTCCGTGGTGGCCTAATCCTTTGGACCGACGATTACAGGCAGCGAAAGGCGTTGTTTGTCTTACAGGACGCCATCGAGCCGACAACTGACAGCATCAAGGGCTTGCCGTACTTGGATTGCCAAGTTAAGCTGCAAAACATCTTTGGCGAGACCTTTGGGAGTGCCGATGATACGATTGAGAACTGGCTCAAGCTGGGAGGAAAGGGGGCCTGAGCATGGCAAAGGACTGGAGCGGAAACGGCAAGTCAGTGTTTGTGACGCTTGGAGCATCCAATCACACGGACAAAGAGCGAGAGGCTAACGACTTCTATGCCACTGACCCCATAGCCATTGACAAGCTCATCGGGTCTATCGGGTTTATCCCGAGCATTGTTTGGGAGTGTGCCTGCGGGACAGGTTGTTTATCAGAAAGGCTTGAACAATATTGCCACGGAGTTGTTTCCACCGATGTCATTGACCGTGGCTACGGCCAAGTTCAAGATTTTTTGCTTGCGAAAGAAATGCCGAGTGGTTGCTCCTGCATAATCACCAACCCACCCTACAAACTCGCCACTGAGTTTATTCTTCACGCATTGAGTTTGCTACCCGACGGTGGCCGGTGCATAATGTTTCTGAAAACCACGTTCCTTGAAGGAGAGAAACGCCATAGGCTTCTATTTAGCAAATACCCCCCCCTACGCATATTACAGTTCTCCAAGCGTGTCCTTTGCGCAAAGAACGCAGAGTTTCAGAAAATGCGCAAAGTAGGCTCGGCAGTCTCCTACGCATGGTTCGTTTGGGAGAAGGGCTACAAAGGGGAGACTACAATAACATGGATTTAGCTCATCGACACATCGCTTAACACAGAATATGAAAACCGCAAAAGAGACATCACTAAGCAGGGCGTTAGAGGAGGCCCGCCTACAAAACAAAGGTCTTCCTCCAAGATACCAAGATGGCAAAGACCCGTTTTGGATCAAGGCCATTGTGCTTGTCATGAAGCGAAACATGGAAGAATGTTATTGTTTTTACGAGCAGAACGCAGACAGATATATGAGGCTCATTCAGGACTTTGGCACTCCAAGCCCTGTTATTAGCATCAAGAGCATTCATCCGTTCATGTACCTTGATAGCGACCAGTTTATCCCAAGGGGAGGAATAGATGCAAAGCGTGCGTACCTCAAAGAGCTTTTGGACAACGACACTGACGGAATTGATGTAGATAATCTTAGTGCATCTGAAGTTGAGCACATCTTGCTCGAAAAAGCCATTGCCCAGCAACTCCTCAACGATGAGGTTAACAGGCAACAGAACCTCCGCAACGAGGGCAGCGATATTGACGGCTCCAACTTTGATGAGGCCGACCGTGTCCGTTTTGAGATGGAGCTTGACGCCATGAAGAGGGACGGAAGCTCACAAGAGGAGATGGATGCCTTCAAGTATGCCTTTGAGCATCGTAACGACCCAACTGGCGAAGATTTGCCTTATCTGTCAGTGGAGGACAGAACGAGACTTGAGATGGAACTCAAGGATGAGAAGCAAAACGAGAAATCCGTTAGTGTCGAAGGCGAGTTTGACGAACCGGATATTGACATTGACAAGCTTAGGAAGGCCAGCGAGGAGTATCGCAAGGAGCAAATCAAGATCGCCAAGCGTAAGTGGAAGCGTGCGTTTGATGGCGACGCCAACCTGCGCAAGGGCTTTGTTTGTGAGAATGAGTTTGGCGAGAAGGAGGAGATTGAAACATTGCAGCTCCCTGATGCCGAACAAAAGCCAGAGGTGAAGCGGGCGCCGGGCAGACCGAGGAAATCGGCCAAAAAGACTACGGCCCGCAAGAGCACCGGCACAAGAAAGTCCACATCGAGAAAAACGAAAAAGTAATGATGCGCCGATACTACAACAAGAGGCCGCCGTTCACTCCTGACCCTGAGCATTGGACGAAAAAGGTTCGCTCGTGGAAAGCGAAGGTCGCTTATGGGACTGAGGATGACGCCTGGGAGTACTTGAAGCAGAATCCAAGACTTATTGAACAGGGCATGACGGTATATAGGTGCCATGTGTGCAGCATGTGGCATATAGGTCACAAAAGATAACTTAAAGTATATATAATTATGGCAAGAATCGCAAAAAAGAAGAAAGTTGACAATAATGCAGGTTTGCTTAATGTTATTGACGGTATTAAGCGCACTGACGTAACAGAAGTTGCCGACTTTGGCCCATTCTTCATAGTCTTATTGAAGGACGGAGCAATCTATCACACGCATTTTGGCTACGAGGTGCGTTGCAAGCGTTGGCTCATGGACCTTAACGGAGGCACAAACGAGACCACGCTTTACAACTGGCTCTACAACTTGGTTCAGATGAAGAAAGCAACCTCAGGCCACGAGGACGAGATGTTCCCCGAGACAGACCAGACAAAGGAGCAGATGCTTGAGTATAGCAAGCTAATCACGGATGCGAACATGCTGCACCCAGTGACAGCCTTCTCTGACTTAGAGACCGCTACAAAGTTTGCTAACGACCGCATCAATTACCTTCGAGAATCCTCCCAGAAGCTTGACTCCGCGATGAACAGCAAGGTAAAAGAAGAGTCAGAGGAGGATTTGAAGAAGAATTTCGAGCAAGGCCAGCAAGAAATTATTGCAGACCAACTTCGCCAAGAGCTCAAAAACGAGGAGGGCGCTTTGGAGTAGCGTTATGCCCTATGGATAGCATTAAAAACGACATGACGAAGATGCGTTCATGGTACGCTGCTATCAAATTCGGCATGTACCGTGATTATCGCATAGTGAGGATGGCGGACGCAAATGGAAACAAGAGGGATGGCATTTTTATTCCTTTTATCCAAAATGGCATATATTGGAAAGGAGTAGGCGACAGAAATCCAGCCCAGTACCTAAAGCCAATATGGATTCCAAAGGACGGAGCAAAAATCCACAGGCTCGTTCCATTTGTGAGCGCAAAATACCGTCAGGAAATGATCAACGAGGGTGTTATTTCGCCTGACGACAAGTATCCTTGCGACCCAGTTGGTTTCATTTACAGAGATATAGATAAACGTTAGATTTCCTATGGCAACGAACAATGAAGTGATGTTAAAGGTAGAGGATATGGTTTGCGAATGTGTGAATATCGCGCTCCTTATCAGCGAAGGCTCAATGGTTACAAGCGAGAATGTTTATTCAGGCAAGAAAAACATCCCGTTTGCGAGAGCTGTGGCCCGCAATTTTATCTTTGATGTTCTTCATAACAAATATGGCTTCTCTTATGCGGTTGTTGCGCAACGCGGCAACTGCAACAGGGAGTCGGTGATGCGTTGCGTTAGGAAGTGTCACTATCTCGCATTTACTGACAAGATATACAAGGAGGTGCGGGAACTGATTACGAGCAAACTACAGGAATGGTATGGAGAATAATACAAAGAACACAGATCTGCTGACCCTCAAGCGCAACTCTCTCATGATGGGCCTATGCGAAAAGTACAAACACAAATGGGACTCATGCACAACCAAGAGACAGCTTATCGACTTGGCGCTTGACAGTAACGGCGTTGAGTTTATGGCAGACTCTATTGCTTTTGGATGGGGCTTGGGGAAAGATTACCTTGTAAAGGAATTTGCAGAGTACATAAATGGGGCTTATATCCGTGACAAGGATGGTTACACAAGCGAGCTGTTTGTTGGCGCTCGTGGGGTAATAGAACTACGCTCGACACTTCTTCTTGTTGCATATTGCGATGGGTTGGAGATAAAAATCCCCAAAGGCTCTGTTGGGCAGATTTATGTTTGCGGTGGAAGCAAAATTAGGATAGAAAATGACGGATATGTAGATATTCGGGAATATGGAAGTGTAAACAATATTGATATAATTGCCCACAATGGCTCAAATTCTTCGCACAAGCGTGTTTTATCGTCCGAATGGGCAACTAATAGGCATAGTGAAAAATAACCCGTTATACGCAAAATATGAATGGTTAATATAGTGTCGAATATTTCTAATTTTAGAGCTTGTAATTGACACAAGCGTGTGTTAGGTTTTGGAAAGGGCGCCCTCAGTCGTGATAGACCAGGGGCGCCCATGTTTTATAACCGTTCGCTTAGCGTTATTTTAGTTTAAGAAAACCTTCAATCCTGCTCCTCCCTTGGAGTGTCCGAGTTTCATGACGCTGCTCCAGTTGTCGCAAACCTGCCGCAAGTACCCAACTTGCTGCTGCATTAAACTCACCATGATATTGTTGGCGCCGTCTCCTGACTGTGACGCAATACCGCCAAGGCGCTGCAACAGGGTGTCCTTGATAACCCTTACGTCCGCCTGTTGCGTCGCAAGGTAGTAGCGTATCGAGTTGATGATGCTCTCCAATGCCTGAGCGGTTGCTTCGGTCACAGATTGAATACCCTGTTGCAGAGATGAGATATTGGAGGTTCCTGTAGGATTTACTCCAAGCATCTCAAACATCTTTTTCAGATATTCGTTGTAAGCTTCAAGGTTTTGGTCTTTCATCTTCTTGATTTCCGCAAGCTCATTTGCGGTGACATCGAGTCCGTTGTTTCCTCCCTCGCTACCTTTGGTCACCGCCTTGTCAATGCTTTCCAATATCGGCTTGATGAACTTTTCTGATGCTCGCTGCGTAACCTGCTTTGTAAGCAAGTTGTTGAAATATTCGTCAAACTTCTCGTTAAGTGCATCAAGCGAGTCGCTGCCTTCATTGAAAGCATCAACCCAAGCGTTCGCAAAGGCTTCTGCTGCCGACTTATAGTTGGCCTGTGAACCAAAACCTCCAAGTTCCTCTGTGAGCGTCTCTGAAAGCTCTGTTATGGTGTCGTTGATAGAGTCTATCTCTGAACGCCAGCTTTGGATCTTGTCTTCGTCTGCATGCTTTCTCCCTTGCTCAGCCTTAATCATGGCTTCATAGGCCGCTTTCTCTTTCTCCAAGGCTTCAACAGACTGCTGGTTGTACTTATACAGTCGCTCTGTGCTGAAAGCGTCATCCATTGATTTTTTCAGCTCCTCGTATCTCTTTTGGAGTTTGGTTATGGCTCGCTCCTGCCGCTTAATCTCTTTGTCTATGCTACTTTCGTTGTTGAATAGCTTAACAACACCAGTAAGAGCTCCAACAGCGCCGGAGACAACTCCTGCATAGTTTCCGCTATAGCTATAGTATGAACCTACCGCTTGACCGATGCTGTCAACAATGCCTAACGTGTTTTGCAGTTGTTCATCGGAGCCACCGAGGGCTTCAAACAAGCCACTGAACGCCGATGCCATTGACGAAACAATATCAGTGATGTCTGTAACTGACTTGGAGAACTTTGCCTTCGCTTGCTCTTCTTCGGTCATAATCGTTCCGAGCTTCGCAATCTGTTGGTCTGTCAGGTTGAGTTGGCTTTTGAGGCTATCCCTGATGCCTTTATTGATAGACAACCTGAATGCTGCGGCCTTTGCCTCGTCGCTCCCTTTCCCGTTAATCTTCTCTATCTCGTTGTACTGCAACTCCAGCAACTCAACAAGTCTGTTAGATGCCTCAAGCTGAACCTTTAGGTTCTGACTTTGGTCGTTAAGCTCAACGTATCTGGCAACACCACCATTCTTTTTCAAGTCCTTACCAGCCTTAATCATTTCCTTAAGACCACTTGTGAACGCCTTGAATGGATTACGGGAGTTGCGAACATCGTCAACTTTCTTGATTTGGTCCACGACGGCCTTCAACTGTGTTGGGTCGAGGTTCTTCAAGTTGTCGCGCATATCACGAAGGCGTGTGGCCATTGCGTCGAGCGCCTTAGAGGAAACTTGGTCAAGATTCTCAAATAGTCGTACATACATGTCGCTATTCTGAAAATCCTTCCATTTGTTTTCGTCAGTCTTACGCTTGTACTGCGTATCAAGATTCTCTTGTAGCTGCTTCTGCAAATCAGGAGTCTTTGATATTTCAGTATTGTTTTGCAGTTTGTTTCTTTCTGCAATATACCAACTGTCAAGCTGGAGTTGGTCGCTAAGCTGCTGCTTGTATGCCTTAATCAGCTCTTGCGCCTGATCCACTTGGTCTTGATGCTCCTGCTTGTTGACATTCTTAACACGGCTCTGGTAATCCTTATAAATGTCGCTATCACCAAAGCGCTCCTTGAGAACATTTGCCGTGTTGGCAATGTCGTTGTTATATCGCTTGATAACATCCTCTCCCCATTTGTTGATGTTGCTTCCGTACGTACTCTCGTAATCCTTGAAGATGTACTTGTTGAACTCGTCGTCAATGGCATTGCGCACATCATCGAAAGACGTAGCGATGTTGCCAAACATAGACTTGATATATCTGTCTGACAAGCCCTCTCCTTTGAGCTTCTTGTAAAGCTGCAACCCGTTGAAGGCCTCGTCGATGTTGCTCGAGATACCTTCGCGCATCTTTTCATACTCCTTCTCTGAGATATGGAGCCTGATTTCTGCAGAAGTACGGAACGCACCGCTTTTCTTGACGAGTTCTTTGTATTTAGCGCCAAGTTTTTCTATCTCTCTTGCTGTTGTGGCATCATCAGGAAGAATAGAGTTGGCGTTAAGACCTACGTTCTGTGCAGCCAGCTTGAACATGGAGCGTGTCTTTGTTAGGGCTTGCTCCTTGCTCTCTGACTTTAGCAATGTGTTGTACTGCTGATTCATATCCTTCAGGAGTGATATGCGCTCTTGAAGGATGTCACGCTGCGCCTTGTTATTGGTATGAGTTTTTCTATTCTTTTTCTCAAAAGGATCAATACCAAATAAATTCTTAGAAGAAATTGTATTTTCTCGCATTCGGCTTTTAGCCAAAGCCATTAACTGCTTTTTTGTAATAGTTTTTGCATCTGCAAAAAGAGTGCCTTGTAGTAAGTCTTTAAGCTTACCTACTACATTGTATTCTTTAACAGTAGCCTTTGATACGTTTTTGTAGAATTGCTTCCATTCTTTTGCAGTTTCAGCAAACTCTTTGCTTTTATCGAGATACTCCTTAATACTACTTGTGTTCTTGATTTCGTTAACAGATAGAGTAATCCCGTATCTTTTCTCCGCAAAGAACCTGCTAATAAAGTCATCAACCCAACTAACTTCTTTTTGTGTGTTATTTTTGTCAATATTAACCTTGATACTATAAGCCTTATAGAGCATATCTTTTTCGATATCGCCCCATCCTCTTTTTAGAGCTTCGTTATCTATTTGTATTTTTAGTTTCTTTTTCGAAGCCTCGTCTTTGTATTTGCTTACGTCACCAAAAACACTTTGTGCCTCTTTGCGCACTTCTTCCAAATTGTTTATGTAGGTTTCGTAAGCCAACGTGAATTTAGATAATTGCTCATCCGCATTTGCACCAATACCCCAATCATAGCCATTGTTCCCTGTACCTCCAAGAATACCGACCATGTTTTGCTTTGAGCCAAACCATCCGCTCTGTATGTATCCAATTTCTTTTAATGCATTGGCAACTTTAGCGTAGTAATCGAGAAGGTCTTGTCCCTTTTGAGGACCAGCTGAGAGCTGCTTGAACATTTCCTTTTGGCTATCAGTAAGATTTACGCTTTCTTTTGACACCTGCGCAAGAATAGAACGTATATCGTCACCTTTTTGCAAAAACTCACCCATTGAAGAAGTATATTCTTGCATATCAGTTTCAATATCATCGTCCCCCATAAGCCAGCCTTTCTTTTTGTTAGCCTCGTACTTTGCATCAATAGCACGCATATTATCAAGGAACTCTTGATAGTCTTTAAGGAATATGTCATATTGTTTCCTCGCTTCTTCTTCGGAAATGTTCACCCCTATTGTTACCTCGAAGCCCTTCTGATTCATTTCTTTTACAAGATCTTGTAAGGCTTTCTGGATATTTGTTTTAGCTTCAGCATCTATCTCTTCAACCCTAACCTGTGCCGTATAGTATTCTTCGGTGTTTTTAGCCATTGCTTCTTTGTACTCGTTGTTAACACTTACGAGTTCCTGAACCAAAGCTATAACGGAAGTTAATGCAGCAAGAGGTAAAGATGCTTTGAAGGTATTTCCTAATGCGGTAAAGGCTGAACCTAATTTGCCTGTATCACCTGTTAGTGCAGCCATAAGAGCCTTGAATACGCCAAGCCTTTTATGCGAAGCCATAATATTTGCAGCTGTTTGTCCCCAAGCTCCGTTCGTAAGCTTTGTTGTGACATAGATAGAAGCAAGAAGTCCTGCGAATATTTTCGCTACATTAACAATAGTTCTCCAACTATTCAAAAGTTCTGTTACACTACTAATCAGGCCTTTGAATGTACCTTCGTTAGACTTGCCAATGTCGTTGAGCATCACATCAAAAGCATCCTTCAAGTTGGAAATCTTACCTTGGAGAGTTTCTGCCTGGATCTCTTGCATATTGTAAAAGATCCCTCCTTTGTCGGTCATGCGTTGAAATATGGCCTCAACATCCTCAAATGTAACCTTTCGCTTAGAAATCATATCCACGATTTGCGCCGTGGTGTATGCCTCACCCTTGACCTCCTTGAAATAATCCTGAAGCTCTCCGTATATATTGATACCAGCCTCGGTAAACTGGCGCACCTCAGAGCCGCGGAGGTATGCAGCGGCCTTGACTTGTCCGTAAGCAAGGATAAGCCGACTCAGGTCAACACCAAGTCCAGCCGACACATCGGCAAGGCGTTTGGTTGTGTCGTAAAGTTTATCAGACTCTATGCGGTATGCAGAGAGTTGGCGCGTGTAGTCTACCAAATCCTTGATGCGGAATGGCGACTTAACGGCAAGCTCAACTGTCTTGTTGAAGATTTCGTCAGCCTTTGTCTTGTTCTGCAAGATAGCTTCAAGTGAACGCTCTGAAAGCTCGAACTGGCCTCTCACCTCCGCGACTTGCCCTATAAAGTTCTTGATTGTATCAAGAGAGAAAGTGAAGGCAACACGTTGTGCCAAGCGTGACAGATAGCCTGCCATGTATGATGTTTGCTCTCCTAAGTTACGTGCGTTCACTCCTGCCTCTTTCAAAACCTTGGAGTGCTGCTTTATGGCCTCGTTTACGGATGCGAGATTCTGTTTGTAGTTCTTGTCGGTCGTATTAAGGCTAAGCCTTGCCTGCTGCAACTCCTTTATGGCTGCAACATGCTCTCGCAATGTGGCTGCGCTGCCTGTATTTGTGAGTACGGCATTTGTGTCGGCGTAGTATGCAGAGCCACTATTTGCCCTTTGACTTGCCGCCTTGGCTTCTTGGAGTACCTTGTTATGGCGCTCTATTGATGCGTTGAGCGTGTCAAGTTTTTGCTTGTATTCAGCATCCGTAACAGATAGTTTTCTCTTGGCTGCTTCAAGGTACTGCACGGCCTTTGCTTGTCTGTTTAGCGTGTTAGCAGACTCCGAGAAGCTTAATGCCCCTTGGTACGTTGTGTTTTGCTTATAGTTGCTTGCTTGGTAAGCCTTTTGCTTTGCGGTGTACTCTTTTTGTGCTGCGGCCTCAACACGCCTCGCTTTTGCTTCTTCTGCCTTGGCTTCTGTTTCGGCGGCCTTCTTCGACTCAGCTTCTTTCTTTGCCCGGAGCTGAATTGACTCTTTGAGCATCTGCATCTCTGCTTTGTAGCGAGCGTCAGACATGGGGAAATCTTGGCCGTACTGCTTAAGCGACTTCGCCAAGGCAACCTGTTGGTTAATAGCTTGGTTGTTTTGGATAATGGCCTGTTGCTTCTCTCTCAGAGATGCGATAACCTGCCTGTTGGTCTCGTACTCCTTGACGTTTGCCGCATAGAGAGCCTTTTCGTCATTATAAACGACGCCACCTTTTCCTTCTTTAATGCGCTGCTGAGTGTACTCGTATTGGCGCATAGACTTCGTTAACTCCTCCTGTCGCTTGGTGGTCTTGTCGATCTGTGCTTGAATGTTTTGCCAGTCGGACACAGATTTTGATAAGTCAGGAGAAGATGCGGCTTTGTGTTGGGATGCCGCCATACGGTCGATGTGTTGCGCAGTCTGACTTACGACGTCGCCCATCTTTGAAAAACCTTGTGTTACCTTGGCTGTTCCAAGGCTTGACAGGCTGCCTGACATTGTGCCTGCTGCCGTCTTGATGGTTCCAAGCTTTTGAATTATTTGGTCGAGCGCACCGATGAACCCATCTGTCGAGCCCTTCATAGACTGACATGATGCGTTTATAACAGCGGCGGTTTGCTCCGATGTTTTTTGCAACTTCTCCAACCTTTCGTCAGCCTCTTTTATCTTCTTTAAGGCTGACTCGGGTATGAGAAGGACGCTTCCTAATGCAGATTCGCTCATATTTCTGTTATTTCCTGATTAAACAATAGGTATTCCGAGGTCGTTGACATTTTTCAGATCGTCAGCTCCCCTGATTATCGTCGCGTTACTCAAGTTCCTCGTCTTTTCGTTGGTATGTTTTTTGTCATCGTCGAGATATTCGATGTGGGTAAAATCCATTGACGCAAGTCTGACTTGAGGTACTGTCATTCCCCATTTGTATTCTTCCTGCGAGCACCAAGTGTTTGCCCTAAGAAAGTCTATCATTTGGCCGTATTCTGTCCTTGAAGGGATAATTCGGCTGTTTGTGTCTTTCTGGTCAGCGCTTGCTTGCGAACGGTCGCAATCACATTGGTACTCGCGAAGAAAAAATCCACATCAAGAAGATTTAAGATTTCGATGAGCAGCGTTGCCCAATCCTTGATGTCGTAATCGCCCCACAGGAGTTGGTCGTAGACTTGTTGGTATTCATCAGAGTTGATGCGTTCCTTGTCGTTGAGCAATGCTATTGTGATAACCCTTGCTACTGATGGTATGTTGGATGCAAACTCCTTGATAACGTCTCCCATCGCCAAGTTCTCTTTCTTGATGATCTTGCACGCCTCTTCGGCAATCATCCACTGGGCGCCGGGCTTTAGCGCTTTTATCTGCCACTCAGTGCCCTGCAACTTTACAATAGTTGGAGAGTCGTTCATGATTTGCGCAAGCCGTTCCATTGCAGCATCAGACAATGGCGAGATGGGGGTTGTCTCGTCTGATATATTCTCTGTTTGCCTCTTTGGCTTACCAGTTCCTTTTTTTGCTCTGTATACTGTCATATTTACCGATTAGATTTTTCTGCCTTTTGACAATCCAACCACATAAGCTCCTCCGTACTTTGCGGACAACTCTTGTAGCTTTTGAAAAGACATGGATATTACTCGATATTTGTGTTTCAATCTTCCTCCACCTTCTTCAAGAATCTCGGCATAGGGCATTGCGGCAGCTATCACGAGTTCAAATGTTCCTTTCGTTGCCTTATACTCTTCAAAAAACCGCTTGATTTCATTTCTTCCGAAGATGGGTCTTTTGTTATCTCCCTTTCCCCAGTATTTGAAATCGGTTGCGCGTTGGTATGGCGACAAGAAGCCCATGTTCTTTATGTACCCATCGTAATACACGCACCATCCGTATGAATCGTAAAGGTTGTAGGTTCTATGAGTATATGTAATCTCGTTTATGCAGGCATCTATAACCTTTCTTCCATCATCGGATAGTTTTTCTGTGATATACTGGATAGCCATTGCTCTGAACTTGCCCATGGTCAGAAAACTTAAAAGGGGCAAACGGCAATAAAGCCGCCGCCCCAGCATTTATATAGTCGAGAATCGTTAAAGAAGCCCTTTTTACACAGAGGCCGTAGGAAGAGTGTACTTGTGGTTGATATAGAACGGAGTTCTGACATTCTTGCCACCGATAGTGAGCGCAATATCCTTAGCGGTTCCTGCCAAAGAAATTCTTGCCAAGTTGGAGTTCAAGGACTCAATCAGCAACTTGGTGTTAAGCTGAACCTTTGGGAGCACGTAGGCAACCATAGTGGTTCCGTCGGGCTGAACCTGCACCACATCAACCTTTGCGTACAAAGCCTTGTAGGTGGAAGGAGCAATTGTGCGATTTCCTGTTGTGTCACTCGTGAAACCCGCGAGGGCCACCAAGAGATCCTTCTGTGTGTCGCCAATCTCAGAGGCCAACTGCCATTTGCCGAGCTTGATAATAGAGATAATGGGCGAATCTGAGGTTTCGCACTCGATGTCAGTAGTCTCGTTGTCGTCCTGCGAGATAGACGTGGTATCTTCTACAACATCCTCAAGGATGAAAGAATCGCCTTCGGGAGCTGATTCGTCCTTGTCACTGCCAGTAAACAATGTGGCCACGATATAGTCAGGCTTGATGAACTTGAAAGCGCCTGCGCCTGTGTTTATTACTTTCTTTGCCATAATCGTATTATTTTTAATGTTTGTTATCCTGTTATGCTTTACCAGTTGTCTATCGTGTGATTACAGAAACCGAAATCATCTGAAAATGGAACTGACGGTTAGAGTCGTATCCGCTATCACGATAAAGCTCATGGATTGTGTAATCCTTGTCATTTGAGCCGTTTATGATATCATCGAGCTTACCCTCCATCTTATCAAGCAATTTCACATTCTTTCTCAGCGGCGTACCTTTTGGTCTTGCGTAAAGATAGATGTTTACATAACCCGATGAGTATGCGCCCTTGTCACGCTGCTGCCCAACATCAACGTTAACAAAATCGTCCCAATCCTTATCGGTGGTCGGAGGGAGTTCTCCAATGAAGATATTCTTGGATATTCCCTTGTTTGTGAGGAGAATCGAGAAGAAATTCTCGATACGGGATAGTCTGCGCTGTGTTCGTTGTGTCATCCTGCTTTTTATATATCAGTTCCCTTGATGTAAGCTACGCATCCGTGCATCTGTGTCGGATAGACTCCTATGACCATGCCGTCAACATCCATTCCTGACATTTTGCTCCTAAAGCGTATACCCGGTACAAGTCCCTCTGGAATAAACTCTTCGCATCCATCTTCTTTCGTAGGCATGGGGAAGTACAAAGTGTATCCCATCGTTACAACTCCTGAGTTGAATAGCTTGTTGGTCTCTTGTATGTCGCAAACTGTTTCAAGGATGATAGTCTCAACCTCGTCACCTTCATCAAGCAAATTTCCGTCATCGGGTAGCTTGCTCTCTTTTTTGTAGAACACCCCATTGTAAGCGTATTCTTTTAATGCGTTGCGATCTGTATACATAGAGCTAACAATATTCGGTTTCATCAATCCATCTCACCTCTCCAGTGGCGTCATTCAGAGCTTCGATCTTGTCGTCTTCTCCGTACTTGTTGTATAGTCTCCGAAGTTCAGACTTGATACTTGCAAGCGAAGCTGACGTGATGGTCTGCGCTCCAACTGACATGGTGTATGCACCATGTTGGTTTGTAGACGAAGCAGTTTGGTAAGGACCGAAAACAATAGTCTCAAGAAGAGCCGCCTTGCATCTATCCTTATCCTCCTGCGTAAGTTCTACATAAGAGCCAGCATCTATCACTCCGCAATCAATAGCAACCCGGTTCAACACAGACTTGTCGAACACGAAACTTGTCATTCCGCTTAGGTATTCTAATATGTCAAACTTTTGTGATGCCATGTTGATGAGTGAGATGGGTTGATGTTTGTAATCACATAATAATTATTGCGGTGTGGCGTTATTTGCCAGCCGTAGAAGTGTCGATAATGACGTGGTTCATGAAGTCGATGAGTGCCGGGCAGGCTGACATCATAACCTTTGTCTGCCACTCTCTGAAGGCTCCGTTGTCTGTTGCGTAGTTTCCTACGGTTACGAGGCCGTCGGCGATGGAAGCCCAAGAAACGTCAATGTTCTTTGCTCCATACTTCTTCTGGAGTGTCTGGTCGTAAATAGGAGTCCACATGAACTCCACGGCGTCACCTGCAGGGCGAAGCACGACGACCTTGTCATCCCAACCCTGAACGAATGTGTCTGAAGAGGCAGTCTTGTTGCGCTCTTTCTCAACCACAATCTCGATAGGAGAAAGACCTGTCATGTCGGAAAGAGAGTTCTTGAAATCCTCATCAAGCACCTGCATCTCGTCAGTGTAGGCCTTGTAGTGTGCGAGACACCACTTCTTGTACCACTCCTTAACCTCGGTGTTCTGCAAGAACACTTCGCGGTACATCTTGCGTGTCATTTGCCAAACAAGAGGAATCTCGGTACCTCCACGCTCGTCGCGGTAATCGTCCTCAATCTTGCGCATCTGCGAGATAATATGGCAGTCGGCATCAGTCCAAACCTTGTCGCCGGCCTTCTTTCTGTTCTCTTCGGGGAAAGCACTGACCTTCTGAATGAACTGCTGCAAACCCTCACCCTTTCCCTGCCAAGTCATCTTGGCGGTAGACAAAAGCTGTGCAGTAAGGTTAGAGAGTGTGGCCTCTGCGGAGTTTTTGCCCGTCTGCACAACATCACGCACCCAAGCGGCTATAAGGTCCGCGTCGTTTCCAAACTGCTGGAACAGTTGCTCCTTGTATTCGCGCTGACGCGCATTCTCTGTCCACTTGTAGCCGATAAAGTCGGGGATGGTTCCAGTGTAGATTTCCAGACCATCGTTGTCGAGCTCTGGCGCATCGCCAAGAGGAGCGCGAAGGTGCATCAGCGGGGCGGCCTCTGCCTTACGTGATTTAATAGTGAACGAAGCGGTTCCGTCGTAGTCAGTTGGCGTAGGCATTGAAGCCTTGTGCCCCTGTGTGAGATACCAGCCGTAGTTTGTATAGAGCAACCCCTTGGTGTTCAAGAAGCTCCTCAAAAAGTTAATGTTATCCTTTGAAGAGAACAGCTTTGCGTATCTCGAATTGTTAAAATCGAATTGCTGCATATCCTGAATGTTGTTTTGTTATCCTGTTAAACCTATTGAAGAAAAGAGCGAATTAGAGGTTGAACCAACCAGGGATCTTGCTCTTGTTGAGCGCAAGAATTGCAGGAGGCAACTTGTTGCACTTTGCCAAATTCAAGACCGTGTCCTCGTTAGCGCGGGCAGGAGTATAGAAATACCGTGCTCCTTCTCCCTCTTCTGCGTTTGTAGACATGTTGGGCTCGTAGAAGAAGTCGTTGTCTCTGTCAAAGTATGCGTTCGGGTTAGTCACCATAGCGGTAGTGTTCGCGCCAACCTTTGCTGCCTCAACGAAAATATCGCCCTTCTTGGGTGTTGCGCCTACCTGAGCGCCAAGGGTAACCTCCCAAACATCTGAACCTCCGTCAGTAGAGGCAGTTACTCCGACAATGGTAATGCCTGTACCCTTTGCGGTAAGTGTAGCTGGGGCAACCATGATGTTGTCACCGACAAAAGGAATATGATGGTATCCGTCACGAACGAGCTTGATGGTCTGCTCGGTGGAAGCTGCCACATCTTTCGCAAGCTCAAAATACTTTAGGATTTTGATGGTCTGCCCACCGTTTTTTCCATACACGTCAGGGTCAAACTCGCAAAGGTCGCCTGCGTAAGCCTTAGCACGGCCTCGGAACGGATTCACTACGACTCCACCGATTGGTACATAGACAAACTGGCTCTTGTTGCCGTCGGTAAGTGTTACAAAAACACTTCTGTGGCCGCCAATCTTACCATGGGCCTGAATGAGGGTCCTGCCGCCAAAGTGACCGCCATACCCACGCTTCAAATAGAAATCATCTGCTGATGCTGTCATAATTGTACTTTTTAATGTGAATGAAATCTCCCGCTACTCGCCAGCTGACGGGTTTACGATGCCAACAACGTCAGAGAAATCAATCTTCCCATCTCCGTCTTCTTGGCCGCTTACGTCTGGCGTGTTGGCCTTTCTTGACGAGTGAGATATGTTGTAGAACTCCTCTGCGTCCGACAGCTCCTTCTCGATGTCGGAGTCTTTTGTCAACGTCAGCTTTTTCATGTAGGCGTCAATCCACTTGGTGTCATTGATGCCTTTTTCCTTCAGCTTGGCAAGAAGTTCACTACGTTTACCCGAGACAAGTCTCTCGGCCTCATGTTCGGCGTCACGTTGCTCCAAAGCCTCCAGTCTTTTGAGCAACTTGCTTATAGAGTCGTTTGACTCCTTGCCTTCCTTGCCGTTCTCTCCAGGCTCCTCCTCGAGGTTCTTCTGCGGATGCTCTTTGTTCCACTTTTTTATGAAATCCGCATTATCCTTCTCGTAGTTTCCGTTTAGAGAAACAAACTGTGGCAAAAGTTTTGAAACCAAGTTGTCCAGCTCTGTCTCTTCGTTAACCAAAAGATCGAAATGGGAGTCACTCAAACTTTTGATTGTCTTGTCACTGATGGAAAGGTGTTTTCCATTTGCAGTGAGCTTCGCTTTTAGGGTGTCCAAAAGCTGTTGTTTTGTAAACTTCATAAATAGCTTTGTTTAGTTTTTTGAGCAAAAATAAGAAGTAATAATCATGAAGCAAAGTTTATAACAACCTCTATTTGACTGCTATCCAATAATTTGTAGTATTTTATTCAATAATGTTTTTTCATGTTATAACTTTGTGTTGTGGCAGAAATAAAAGATATAGAAATTAGACCACAAGAAGGGTTTCAGATGTCCTTTGCAAGCAGTAATGCAGATGTGGTTTTCGGCGGAGGAAATCTCGGCGGAGGCAAATCGTATGGTCTTGTGCTTGCTATGGCTGAGCCTCTAATGACCGATCCTGATTTCCGTGCTATGATTTCTCGCCGTTCACTCGGAAACCAAAAGGCTGGCGGTGGCTTCGTTGAGAAGTTCAAGCAGATATTTGGAGCCGACTATGTAAAAATCAGGGAAAGCGAGAACCCTCGCGTAACATTTCCAAACGGAACATTCGTTGACTTAACCTATTTGGATGACACGAATATGGATAAGCTGCGAGAGCGTGCAAAGGGATGGGAGTATGACCTGATTGCAATCGACGAGCTAACAGAGATGTCTTGGGAGGTGTTCTCTTACGTAATGACACGAAACAGAGGACAAAGCAAAACGTTTACGGGAAAATTCTTCGCCACACTAAACCCCAAGAGAAGCCACTGGACGAGAATATTCCTCGACTGGTATATCGGTCCTGACGGATTCATTATTCCCGAGAGAGACGGTGTTGTTAGGTACTTCTATTGCGCAGGACCCACAGTCAAAGATGTCGTGTGGGGAATGACAAAGGAGGAGGTCTACAACAAATGCAGGATAGACATTGATAGAAAGCTAAAAGCCGTAGGCGGAAACTTTAGCTACGATGTAATGATAAAGAGCTTCGTGTTCTATCAGGGAAAGCTCGGAGCAAACAAGAAGATGCTCGAAAACAACTCTGGTTATTTGGGTTCTGTAGCGGCTTCAGGCGGTAGAATGGCACAAGCTCTTATGGAGGGTAATTTTAACGTTGATCCCGAGGAGAAAGAAGACATTCCCATCCCAAGCCAATCTGCAAGAGATTGCTTCGTTAACGACCCAGCAGTTAATGGCGACAAGTGGATAACAATAGACTTGGCTGACTACGGAACCGACAATACTCTCATGCTTTCTTGGAATGGATTTCATGTCACCAATTATGAAATCGTGATGCGTGCCACACCAAGGATGAATGCCGAGAGAGCGAAAGAGTTTGCTTCAAGAGAGGGAGTTGCAGAGTCGCACATCATATACGATGCCACTGCGGGAAGATATTTCAACGACTATATACCGGAAGCTATTCCTTACATATCAGCATCAAAGCCTCGTGGCATCTACTATTTGTCAGCAATGAGCGTAAAAGACTTGTGCTACTTACGCCTTTGTTACATGATAAAGCGAGGTCAGTTGACTTTCGAGGACAGCGTGGCGAACGCCACATATACGCACCAAAACCTCAAATATAAGGTAACTATTCAAAACGAGTTCCTTGAGGAGTGTGCAGTTGTTCGCTTCGACAAAATGCAGAGCGGCAAGAGAAAATTGCAAAGCAAAAAGGAAATGAACAGAAACCTTGGAAAAGGCCGTTCAATGGACTTGCTTGATCCTTGCGCAATGCGTATGTATCCGTGCGTTGATATGGAATATGGAAGTGAGCTTCACGCTGGTTTTCAGACTATACAGGATGAAGAAAGAGTAAGTCCGAATGCCCAAAGCATTTATGACGACACCTTGTGGTATTAAAGCGATAACGACAAGATATGCTGAAAAAGGAAAATATCAAAATGGTCTTAGAGACCGTCCGGGCAGATTGGGAGAAGGCTGACGAAAAAGACGTTGCCTTTGCAATCCTATGTGATGCGTTTGAGGATAAAACGCTTGCATACCGCATTGCTTACAGAAAAACGGACAAAGAGGCTGATAAATTCTATCAGACGCCACGTTTCAAGAAACTGCTCGAAGTACTTGAGCCGTTCGGCATCGGTAACGTGAATAACAATGCCATAACAAGAGAGGAAAACAAAAACGAGCTATTAAAAATGCTCGACAAGATACAAGAGGCCGTCGCTCGCCACGAGATCGAAACCAAGGACGCGCTGAAAATGCAGACCGACATCCGCGTCAAGCTGAACGATAAGTTTGAGATGGAGGAAAGCCAAAAGCAAAAGAGAATAATCGTTGTGCCAAGCAAGCACGACATTGTTTGCCCGATGACTCGAAGAGAGTGCAACTTTTGGCCGACAAGAAAGGCTTGTGTGAAACACTTCGGCCTTATTGATCCACAAGAAGGAGGAAACGGGAAATCAGTTGTAGAATCACCAATAAGCAAAAAGGATGAGTAGAAGGAGGCAAGACATAATAAATGACTATTTGGAGAATCCGCAAAAGATGCTTCTGAAGAGACCTTTCTTCAGAGGTTCGGAAAGTATTGGCATAAACGACCCTACGGAAGGGTGTAATGTCAAGACAAACCAACTGCGTGAAGCAGAGCTTCCTGAGGTAAACAGAAGAATAGTCTCGCAAGAGCGCTTTATGAGGGAGCTCGACCCTAATTGTCATAACGTAATATTCGACAACAACCTTCCGAGTATATGCGTAAAACTTGAAGATGGAAGCTACTCCGAGATTCAGTTTAAGAGATTTGGCATTCCTATGCAGAGGGCTATTGTGAAAGCGCAAACGCTTTACCTTGCAGGAAACAAGCGCGTTCATATACTACATGATAGCAATCCTTCGGACACGCTTAAAAACAACTTCGCGGACTTCAAATGGCATTGGCTTAACGACAACATGGATGGCGTTGGCTATCGTGCCGTGAAGGTTCAAAAGAGCTTCGGAGACGTTGGCGTTCTAATGTATATGAATGAGAAGAATGAGATAAAGTCACGTATCTTCTCATACGAGGACGGATACCAAGTCATTCCTCACAAGGACGACAACGGAGAACCGCTCCTTGATTGTGTGTATTATAAAACGAGTGATGGCGTGCGACATATCGACGCTTACGACGACACTAACCATTACCATTTTAGTGACTACTTCCCAAGCGGAAACGATGGCGGCGAGAACACCAAGAGCGGATGGTATATGGATTACAAGGAGGAGCATGGATTTAACGAGAGTCCATTGGTAACAAAGCGAGGCGCTCCTGCTTGGGATAACGGAGAGGATCTGATAGAGCTCTTTGAGATAATATATAACCTCTTTGCCGTTATTCAAAAAAGACACGGATGGGGAATCCTGTACATCAAGGGAAAGTTCAACGAGACCGCAAAGAAGATCGCCGGCTCCGTGATATTGAACGACACATCCGTTGAAGGCAATGGCTCCGCCGAGTTCAAAGCTCCTCCGAGCCCACAAAACATGATTGATTTCATGCAGGCTATTCTCGATCAAATACAGATAGCAACAGGCGCAACGTTTATCTTGCCAAAAGACATCAAGTCGAGCGGTGACGTGAGCGGACTTGCTATTCAAATGACCCGTTCGCTCGACATTGTTGAATCTTCAGACTCTGTTATTGAGTGGCAGAATTTTGCGAGCAAGATGTCACGCTTATATAAGGAGGGGCTTGCGAAGCAGCTTGTGTCAAGTGGCGAGAACCCAACAGCCATCACCGATTTTACAAAGATGAAAGTCAGCACATCGTTCAAGCCTTGGCAGCCATTCGATGAGAGCACTTGGAATCAAATGTTATGCACAATGAAGGGGGCTGGAGTGATTTCAACAAAGACCGCTGTCGAAAAGAACACAATATCCGCACCGGATGAGGAGGTAAGGCTGCAAAAAGAGCAAGAAATCGCTTCGAGGTTGGAAGCTTTGAATAGTAGCATCGAACAGAGCGCCCAACAGCAAATCGCAGACTTGACTAACGAGAGTAATAACGAATAGGTTTACGTATAGGCCATAATGAAGAAAGGTGATTTATACATAAAAACATCATCTGTTGATAGTAGCGGGAAAGAGGTTGTTTCTCTTTTCCCGTCAGAAACTCATGCTCTTAGGCTTGGCTCATATACGTACAATAGCAAGAGAATGGGAGGTGCGCCAACATTAACTGCAACAGTGTACTCTCGCAAACCCATTATATGGGAAAAAGACGTATTTGTCGAGTTTCTTGGAGAGCGATACTACGCAAGTTATACTCCGAGCATGAGCGAGGACAACACCTCTATGATGTTTAAGTATGACATAGAGTTTGTTTCAAGACGTGAACTGCTTGACAATACACTTTTCTTCGATGTTGTTTCTGACAATGAACAGACACAGGATTCAGACAAATATCGCTCAAATCAAACATCGTTCAAATTCGGTGGAACAATAAGCGAGTTCGTTTCTCGCATCAATAGCTCTATGGCCTATTGTGGACTTTACTTGCCAAACTCGAAAGATAAGGGGTATCATGTTGTTATTGATGAAGGTTACGGGACAGATGATGTAAAAGAGGTTTCTTTTGAGGATCAGTATCTCTCAAATGTGCTCCAGCTTATCTATTCAACCTTTGGCCTCACCTATTATTGGATTGGTAAAGAGTGTCATGTTGGCAAGCAGCAAAACGACTTGAGCGTAAGCGGTAATTACGGAAAGAAATACGCGCTTCGTTATGGCAGAAACGATTCCTTTTTGTCGGTTAGTAAACAAAACTCCAACAACAAGATTGTTGACATGGTAACTGGCCATGGTTCATCGGACAATATACCTTATTACTATCCGAACGACGACGAGTACGGAAAGGCAGTTTATAGCACAGAAAACTTTGACGAGTCTTTAGTAAAGAATATAGACCTTGGAAAAGTTTTTGGATGGGACGCAAACATATATAACGACACGCTCATTCTTGGGAATAACAAGAGAAAGGAGTACACTGCATCTATCTTCGGTGCATCAAAGTACCTTGTTTCTACCTATTCAACAAAAATTGCAGAAGGCATAGGGGAGTCTGTGCGAAAAGTGGCCTCTACATGTCAGATGGGCGAAAGGGTGAGTAGCTGGAATAGCGGTTCGTCAAGCCGTCTTGTCGGGGAGAATGTTATGTATCTTATGTTTGAGCTGAACGGTATATCGAACGGAAGCATCAAGCTTGACGACATTTCATTCAACGCAACCGAGGATGATGGCCAGGAGAAACTTGGACTCACGTTCAAGTACGAAAACTCATATTATGTGTTTGATGATGCAGATATAAATACCGCATTTAACGCACTAAAAAACGCTGGAAAAGAAAAAGAAAACTCAGGGAATGATGGATATTTCGCTGGTGGCGGGTCAATAAGCTCTAATGCTTCAAGCTCAAAAGAGTGGGAGTTCGGAGATAGCCTGACAGGTTCATCCAACTACACAAGATCTGACGGAAAGACGGTTGTGTTCATCAAATCGGGAAAGTGTACAATAGTTATCGGATGCAAGGTTTCCGCTACGAATATTACTGTCGCTTCTGGGACTAAACGTATGACAAATGTATCTATGGTTGCCAAAGGCAATTTGTCATACACGTATAAGCCCAAAAGCGTTTACTATTTCGACTATGGCAACGGAAAGAGTATAGGCTACGAAGATAGTGGTGTCGTTATTAACAACATAGACAGTATACCAAGTAACGAAATTGAGTTTTTCTTCAACGGGATAGAATGGAAGACTTCAAGCAACATCAGTAACAGCGCGTCAAAAATCCGCATTACTGATCGTGTTTGGATATTGCCTACGCAATACCTAATGCCAAGCATTTACAGGAATAGCCTTGGAGTTGAACGGTTCTATTACGCTCTTAACGGAACGCACAAAAAGCAAGACGGAAGTGACGAGTATTACTCATTTCAAAACGAGTATAAGCAAGGCAACCCTCATCAAGGAAGCGTGTCTTTTGAAGACATAAAGCCTACCATAAACGGGGTGAGGAACGATGTTATACAGAAAGACGGACTTGGTCAGTTGTTCGGAGAAATTGCCGATGTTGCCTTTGATAGCGCAGATAGCGATGTCAAAGACGACAATGACAATTACATACACTCATATTTCTATATCAAACTCCATAAGTTTAGCGGAGAGTTTGGATTTGACCTGTTCAAGCATGCGTTAGCAAACGAAACGGCAAAGATAAATCTAATCAAGAGCAACGGGTGCCCAGCCTGTTCTTTTGAGATAGGATGTCATTGGGATGCACAAAAGGCCAACTGTTACAATATTGTGCAGACAGATGAGGATGGAAACTTAAAATCTTACCGTAAAGACTATAATGATTACATCCTTCCCGATGCGTTGGTAGAGGAGCAGAAGAGAAACCAAAACTCTGAGCTTGAAGAGTTGTGGATATGTGTCAAAAAAGACACATCCACGCTTGGAGTCATTATGCCTAATGCAAGTGCAGGATTCAAGCCGCAGAAGGGCGACATGTTTGTTATAACAGGAATAAAGCCACCAAAGACTCTTACTACAGCAGCAGAGAAAAGGCTGGATGATGCCTTGATAAAATATATGAGTGAGAACAATGAGGATCAATTCAGCTACTCTGTCAAATTCTCACGAATATTCCTTCAGGAAAACAAGGACTTTGCCGAAAAACTAAACGAGAACACCAAACTCTCTATTCATATCGACGGAGAGTATGATGATGATGGTAACGAAGTGTTTCATGACGTTTTCGTAAGCGAATACACTGTTAAAGCAGATGATAACACTTTGTGCGAAATCAGTGTTTCCCTATCCAACTCACTTTCCGCAACAGAAAGCGATACAAAGAATATTGTCAATGCTGTTAAGGGAGATATTCTTCAAGGTATTGCCGGAAGCCTTTCAGGAGTTAGTAGCGGTTTTAACGCAAGCGTAGCCGATAAATACTACCTCTCAAAACGAACGTATGACACCGCTCGAGGATATATAGTTTTCAACAAGGGGTTATCCTCAAAAGCAGATGTGAGTATTGAGGGCAATACGTATGTAGACGGAAGCATTTCCGCAAACATGTGGTTGAAAGTAAAACAAGACGTCACCATAGGAGGTGGCCTTGGTGTGACAGGCAACGCTACGCTGACCGACGTGGTTGTTGATCGTGTGCATGACGCGAAGTCAACGCCAGCCGAGCGTGTCATCGTGGGGGCGCAGGGCTTCGACCTCTATATGGGCGAGGATGGCAAGAGCCATCTTTACATCGACTACCTCACGGCTCGCACGAAGTTCTTTGCGGCCTCTGCCGAGGTGCGCAAGGTGAGCTATTCGGGCGGCACAACGCTCTTCTCCAACGCGGGCAGCACCATCATGAAGGTGGTGGATGTGCTCAACGAGAGCAAGGTCGTGATAGCCTACAAGTGTTACGCCCTGGCAGACGACGGCACGACCAAAACGATGAATTGGTGGCATCCGGGCATGATGGCTCTTTGCCAGACTTTTAATGTCAAGGCGGGCGATACGGCCAACCTTGCCAATCGTTATTATTGGCGATTGGTGGTTGGAGTAGGCCAAGAAACGCTCAACGATGGCAAGCTATACGATTATGTCATTCTCTCGAACAAAAAGACCTTCGTCGGCAACGAGGCCGTGGTTCCCGTGGGTTCTACACAGGTCATAGGATGGAACGGCCAGCCCTTGGTGTTCGGCAATGTGGCCATCGAGGTTGGCTCTAAAGGCGGCATGGAGAGCTTCGCTACCATGGTGGCCGACTATGAGGGTCTGACTAACGACGAGTCGGGAACGGCCATCGCCTCCCGTGTGTTCTACGGCTATGAGCCTGCCGCCGATGGTGGAGAGCCCGACGCTCCCCTGCCCTACGATGTCATTGTGCAGGCTGGCGATCAGGTGCAATGGGGCAAGTATGGCAACCTCATTAAGCTCACTACCTCTGTGGAGGATGGTGTTGATGCTGCCAACGCTCCCTCCATAGCCATGTACCATAACATGGGAGCGCCCTATAAGGTGGGCAACATGATCAATCCCTATCAATGGAAAACGCTCACGTCGCTTGACTCGCCTGAGCTGGTCCTTAAGAACGCCAACAACTTCAAGTTCTTCACCGACGATGACCCCAACAACGTCATCGACCCCATCACGGTATCGTATGAGATAAATGCGAGCACCGATTTCGTCATTCGCAAGCCTACCACGCAGACAGCCACGCCCACCGACATGACGTTTACCGTCACCAAGCGCACGGGCAGCAAGACGGAGGATGTCACGGCAACCGTCAATCTCTTTGCCGACTACACCACGACCGACGGAGTATCTAAGGCAGATGTGCCCATCAAGCGCCTGGCCGACCTTGGCGTAAGTTTTTACACGCTTTCCTCTGTTTTCATCAAGGCAAAGGATAAGAGTGGCGGCGATACGCTTGCCACTCTCAGCATCCCTGTCTTGTCGGATGGCGCACAGGGTAGCACAGGAGCGCAAGGACAACCCGGGCAGGATGGCAAGAATGGTGTTGACGGAAAGGACGGGCAAGACGGAAAGACCCCATCGGTTATGTCTACGACCTACAAGTATGCCGTAACGGCTACTCCTGTGAAGCCTTCAGATAACACTTGGCAAACGACCATGCCTGATCCGTCAAAGAACGAGGGTAAGTTCATGTGGACCAAGACCACAACGACTTGGAGCACAGGCGATGCGACCGACACCTACACTTGTACCTATATAGGCAAGGATGGCGAGAATGGTACGAGCGTAACCATCAAGGGTACGTTTGATAGCGTGTCTCAACTCCCCACAACAGGTAAAGAAAACGAGAGTTACATTATCAATGGAGACTTGTGGGCTTATACAGGAACGAGCAAAGAGGATGCCGAGAACCATAACGGATTTACCAATATGGGCCGCATCAAGGGCGAGGATGGCAAATCTGCCATTCAGTACTACATCCATACCGCATGGATGAAGGCGGCTGACGGCACAGGATTCACCATCGCTAATCCGCAGGGCACGGCCTATCCCTACATCGGCACACTTATCGACACCAACGACAAGGACTCTACGAATTGGCGTGATTATAAGTGGACCTATGTCAAGGGCGACACAGGTTCAAAAGGCGATAAGGGAGACCAAGGAGAGAGGGGTGAGCAGGGAGAAAAGGGCGAGCAGGGCTTGCAAGGAGTGAAAGGTGATAAGGGAGAGAAAGGAGACAAGGGCGACCAAGGCTTAAAAGGCGACAAGGGAGAGCGAGGCGAGCAGGGTATCAAGGGCGACAAGGGCGACCCCGGCAACGATGGCCAGCCCGGCAAGGACGGCACCAATGGCACAAACGGCAAGGATGCCGTGGAGTTCGTCATCAAGGACGCTCCCATGGTGTTCGACACGGCCACCGATGGCGTTGTGCCCACCGACACGAGCAAGACCGCCAAGATCTACGTCTACCGTGGTGGCGCGAACGTCAGCACCCAGCCCATCGCAGGCATCGTTGACCAACAGGGATGCTCTGGCGCAAGGGTGACGAAGTTTTCCGACCATTTCGAGGTGACGCTTGAGGGCCGCTACATCAAGAAGGATGGCGGTGTGAGCGTGACGAGCGGATATGTCGCCGTGCAACTCACCTACGACGGCAAGGCTTATGTGCAGCAGGTGCCGTTCCTCGTCAATGTGGCGAAGTTCACGGGCATGGTTAGCTCCAACAACACGGAGCTGAGCAGCAAGTACACCGAACTCTCCAACAAGCAGACGCAGACCGCGAAAGACGTGTCGGGCTTACAGACTACGCTAAATGGCGTACCCATCAAGAATAATGACGACCTCACCAAGTACACCTCGGAGATTAAGCAGACCGCACGTGAGATTTCTGTCGAGGTGAGCTCAGAGGCCGTGCGCACAGGCCGTAACATGCTCCTTGGCTCTGATTTCCACCGCCAAGGCTACGGCTATGTGCCCAACGGCACGGCCTTCACGGAGAGCAACCTGAAGATACGCACCTACGATGGCTTTGCCGGTTGCAACTCCCTGTTTATCGAGCAGACGGCCATCGGCAACAGCTATGCTGGCGTGAGGTGGGCCGACGTGCCCGTCACGGGTGGCAAGACCTATGTCATTTCCGCTTGGCTCAAACGCATGAGCGACACCTTCGGCGACCGATGCTCCATCATCGTGCATGAGTATGCTGGCAACGGCACGACAATAGCGAAGAACAACTCCTTCACGGCGCTTGATGCCGATGCCGACCCGAAGGGCACGTGGCGCAAGAAGGCGTTTACCGTCACCTTGCAGGCCACCACAACAAGGGTGAACGTCATTTTCTGCCTTGGCTCAACGGGCGCTTTCTCGCTCTGCCAACCGATGATGGAGGAAGGCACGGAGAGCAACGGGTGGACGCTCGCGACCGCCGACTACGGTTACATCATGGGCAACCGTATTGTTGGCAGTCTTGCGCTCACGAAGAACGCCGCTGCCCTTGCGCAGGATGGCTCTACGGCAAGCATCGCTGGCCTCTATGGCACGGTAATCAAGGGCGAGGATGGCGTGGCGACGGTGGAACGCGACGCGCAGGCCACCAAGACGCAGCTCGCCATCGTGGTGCAGGGCTACCTGAAGGCCAACACCGACTATGTGCTCTCGTTCGATGTTCGTCGCATCGACGGTAAGGATGATGGTTGCGCCTTCGTGTCTTTTGTGCGCAAGGTGCTCTATTCGGAGCTTTACTCTGGAAAGGTCTCCATCTACTCGAAGGAAAACGGCAACGCCACCGAGAGCGGCTACTTGGAGATCAAGCCCTCGGGCGACTGGCAGCGTGTGTGGGTGCATTTCCGTCTGTCGGCGGACTGGACCGACTCGACGGGAAAGAATTTCAACATCGGTGTTTTTGGAGGCAATGGCACGGGCAACAGCATCCGTGCGCAGTTCCGTCGCCCAAAGTTGGAGGCGTGTGCGGCCATGACCGAGTACACCGACGCGCAGGCCGACTACATCGAGGACGAGGACATCTCAAAGAAGTTGCGCCGTACTGGTATCGACATCACCAATGAGCGCATCACGCTCGATGCCAAAAAGACCACCGTCACGGGCGACCTGACGGTTCAGGGCATCATTACCGACTCCACGAGTTATGTGGATATGGACGGCACGCTTTGGTCGCCCAATGACGTGGGCGAGCTGGTGAACACGAAGAAGAACCTCAGGACCGTTGATGGTGGCGTGTTCGCTCCCATCGACATGACGACCATCAAGAGCCTTCAAATACAGACTGCCGACCCGTCGGCCTTTGGAGTTGAACCAACGGACCCCTATTTTCCATCGCCAGCCTTAGTGACGCTCCCTATGTATAATGCCGTTGACCTCGGTTGTGGTATTACTATTCCTGCTTACCGTCGCTCGGGCACGCATGTGCTCATCCGCAACGGCTTCTCGCTCGCTTACGGCATGTGGGCGAAGAGCGCAAGCTGGGGCGACGCTAACAACAAGTACACGGCCTTGCGGCAGAACATAGCCAATGCATCTGTCTATATCTGCACAGACCCGCGACTGCTTGCCTTAAGCAACTATGCAGGGAGCACGCCCACCATCACGCCCGACGGTCAGGATGACAACGGGGCTTCGGCCACCGCCGAGTGGTTCAAGGGCGGCTGCTTCCTCAATGGTCGTCGTGGCCGATGGATTGCGCTCCTGCCTGGCCAGGAGATAGAGCTGGTGTCGGTCATCACCATGTGGAAGACGGGCACCAACACCGCCGTGCCATACCTTGCTTGGTATGTGGTGGGCGGTAGCAACATCGACTGGCTCGACAAGCTCATATCTATCCGTCCGGCTGATAGCGCCTACAATGGCTATGATGGCTATTTTGAGCAAGAAATAACGGGTGGGCAGAATTTCGGAGTGGGTTCTATCGACAAGTACCGTGACGCTTTCTTCGGGCCTCGCCAACTGAGCGACGGTTACGTTGACGGTCTCGCCGCCCAGACGGTGGTTGTCACGCTATCGACAAACGAAGCGCCCTATCTCTCGGTTCAATAACAAGCATCAAATCCTATAAAGTATGAAGAAAATAGTTAAAGGTAACGATTTCACGCTTCGCATCCCTGTCTGCCGCATGGTGAACGGGGAGGCGGTGCCCTTCCCCTTGCCGGGATGCACCGACATCGTGGTGAACGTGGTGAGCAGCTACCGCCGACTCTCCCTGCCTTACGCCATCGACGTTTCCGACGACCACATCATCAACGCGCGTGTGGAGGGCGACGCTATCGCTCGTGGCATTTACGCCTTGGAGGTGAAGGGCAAGTTCCTGGGCAACGACTGGCGAAGCAACGAGTATGAGCAGTTTAGCATCGTGGACAACAACGCTTCGGGCGACACGGCCTTCACGCCACAGGAGGGTGAGGACAGCGTGCTGATGGACACGGCCCTCATCATCCTCGCTCCCGACGTGGCGCTGGGCGGACTGATCGCCGATGCCGAGAAAGCCATCGCCAAGGTGGACGAAAAGCTGGCCGACGTTGACTCCACGGTTGGCGATGCCGTGCGCAAGGCCGATGCCGCCACTGAGCAGGCCACCACGGCGGCAGCCAACGCCAACACGCAGGCCGACCGTGCAAAGGCCGTGGCCGACCACCCTGCCAAGATCGGGGAGGACGGCTATTGGTACAGGTGGGACGAGGGGCTGGCCGACTATGTGCGCACCGACGCGTATAGCCGTGGCTCGCTCGACTTCCCTTCTTTCTACGTTGACAACGACACGGCTGACCTCTACGTGGCTATTACCGATGGCAGCGACAAGCGTTTTGAGCTGACGGAGGATGGCGACCTCATCATGCAACCAAACATCATCATTAAATAACATAGAAGTATGAATTACACACCAATCAAATTAGGGCGTGTGGGCTATGTAAGCAAAGGCGCATACGACGCTGGTACGGTCTACGGCGAGAAAAACACCGTGACCTACCAGAACACCACCTATTGGAGCAAGCAGGAGAACAACGTTGGCCATGAGCCGCACGGAGAGGATGAGTGGTGGGGCGTTATGGTTGACGGACAGGCGGCCTACGACGCTGCTGACAAGGCCAACAAGGCGGCCGACCGCGCCAACGCCGCTTCCGAGGAGGAGGAACGCATCAACAAGGCCGTGCAGGAGGCCGAGGCCATTCGTATCCAAGCGGAGAACGTGCGCATCCAAGCGGAGAAGAATCGTGCGCTGGCCGAGGAGGGACGCTGCACGGCAGAGGCCAACCGCCAGACAGCTGAGGACGGGCGCACCGAGGCCGAGGGGGAACGTGCCCAGGCGGAGACGCAGCGTGTCTCTTCCGAGGTGTCGCGTGTGTCGGCTGAGAGCATGCGCAAGACCGACGAGGCAACGCGCATCCGTCAGGAGAATGAACGCAAGGCATCGGAGGATGAGCGCATAGCCAACGAGACCGCTCGCCTTAGCGCAGAGGAGACGAGAGCTGCCTCGGAGCAGCAGCGCGTCTTAGACGAGCAGGCACGAAACGACGCAGAAGCCGAGCGCATCAAGGCGGCCCAGGATAACAAGACTGCCACAGACCAAGCGGTGAAGGACTGCCAGCAGGCCGTGGCCGACGCAAAGGTGAGCGTGCGCTTTGACCATGCGTCTAAATCGTTAATCATCAGAACGGGAAGGGAGGGGTGAGCGTATGGCTGATTCTTTGAACACAGTAAATGTCGTAGCCCTCACGGAAGCAGCCGACCTCAAGGATGGCGACACCCTGTTGCTTATCCGCGACGATGGTCAGGGAGGTAAGACGTGCTACCGCATCGAGGGACGGTCGTTCCGTGGCAAGAGCGCCTATGAGGTGGCGAAGGAGAATGGCTATACGGGTACGGAAAACGACTGGGCGGCACAGGCCGCCAAGGTCGCCAATTTCAATGTCCGCTTTGACCCAAGTTCAAAAAGTTTAATCATCAAAAAATAAGATAGAATTATGGCAGAAACTATTATTTCTAATAACGCGGAGGAGGTTCGTGTAAAGATTATTCCTGAGAAGGCCGGAACAGCCTATGATGCGAATAAGGCTTATCGCTTACTCGACTACATCGTTATCGACAACACGGAAATGTATATCTGTACCAATGTTGACGAGACGACAAACACGTGTGTCGGCAAGCCTCTGACTGACACCAACTATTGGGACAAGTGCATCAGCATGGCGGACATCAAGGCCGCGGCGGAGAAGGCCACCACGGCGGCCACCACGGCGGCCAAGAGCGCCAACGACGCGGCCACCGCCGCCAACACCGCCAAGACAAACGCCGATGCCGCCACGAAGAAGGCTACCGATGCGGCAGGTGCGGCCACCACGGCCACTACAAATGCCAACACGGCAACGCAAAAGGCCAACGACGCAGCAACGGCTTCCGAGAAGGTGAACGCCTCCATCACCGCCGAGAACGTGCTGGAGGTGACTGACCGCACGGGCACGAAGAAGACGCTGGCGCTGGCCGACAACGCTACGACGGTGGCGAAGATTGCCGCCCTGGAGGCAACCGATGAGCGGCACATGAAGCGCATCGTGGCGTTGGAGCAGTCGGTGGCCGACCTTGGAGGCACATCCGATGCTTACTACTACGCCTCGCAGGACACGTCGCAGGCCAGCCCCGACCTTGTGAACCCGCAGACCAATGTCAGCGTACAGATGTTGCAGGACATGTACCGCCCCTTCCTCGTCGACCACACCGAGGCGAAGGAGGGCGTGGAGGTCATGCCCGCCGACGAGCTGAAACGCAACAACTGGCTGCGCTATGCCGATGGCTCGTTCGCTCCTGCCGTGGGCATCACAGAGGAGATGCGTGCTGAGTGTGACGTGGAGCTCTATCTCGATGCCGAGCACACCGAGAAGTATTGCGACGCGGGCGCGTTCAACGCTGAGCGTTTCTACAACGAGTATGGCATGACGCAGAAGCTCTACGATGCCAACGGCAAGGCCGTGCGCATCCTACGCCCCTGGGAGACGACAAGCAAGGACTACTCCATCATGGTGGGCGATCCCAGCGGCACGTATCTCCTCGATGATTACTCCACGAAGGAGGGCGAGCAGGACATCATGTATAAGGGCATCAGCAAGAGCTACCGTGAGGTGGCGGGATGCAAGCCTCGCTATCTCGCACCTACGCTCCTCGCTCCCTGTCACGCCACGAGCGTCAAGGGCGCGGACGGCAAGATTCGCTTCAGCTCCTTCCCGTTCCTATACAATCCTTGCGACGACAACACCAAGGGCGGGTTCAACTCCGATTTTGGCGTGAAGATGTTTTACGACAACGGCTGCTACCCTCGTGTGAACGATGTGTCGCAGGTGTCGTCCATTAAATATTCACGAAACAACAACTTCGACCAATCGAAGTCGTATCCGTTTGCGGAGGCGGGCTACCACGCCTACAACACGTTCCTCGTAGCCCATGAGCTGCTTTACGGCACCAACTATATCAACAACCCTGATACGCTATTCTCGTCGGGCACGTCGTCCACCGATTGGATTGCTGAAAACGATGAGGATGGTTGGCGCAGATACGGTGGCATAAGGGTCAAGGCTGGCAACGACGGTCAGTGGAGGCATCTGGTATGGAGCGCCAAACCGGCGTTTATGTGCAAGGATGCCAACGGAACGAAGATCAATGCGAGCATGACGGTGTTCGTCAACAACGATTTTCCCAAATGGCGCGAGATGGAGGCGCAGCTTGTCCTGTCGTTCGCGGCGGAGCTCGGCATACAGGAGAACACCGACTTTGAGGTTTATGGCCAGACCTACCGCTATGTCACTCCCTCAAAGGCCAAGGGACTGGCGGATGGCTACATGAACGCCATCGTGTATAAGGTGGTGCCGGGTGAATGGCAAGGCTACGACGCCAACGGCAACGCCGTGACATGGAAATTTGAGGTGAACCTTCGGCAAGGCATCATCGACGGCCTGACGACATCGGGCGACATCTACCATTCTCGTGGAGGAGGCTACGAGCAGGTGGCCACCAACCATTACACATCACAAACGGGGCAAGCCGGTGGGAACGAAATAGACTTATACATAGAGACCGATCAGCGCAAATGGCACTCGGAGACATTGCCGATCAAGCCCGACCTCGGCGTGTTCGACTTCGAGAGCCATTATGAAAAAATGGCTCATATCTCGGACTTTATCACAGGGTGGCTCAAGCAACGTGTTCCCCACACGTCGTTCTACAAGGTGGTGGGAGGACTACGCAACACGTATGTGACAGGCTACAACTCCAACGAGAACTATTATTCTTCTAATCCCAACGAGCGCGTTCGCTTGTCCGCGCGTTCTGGCGGATATACAACCTGGATCGGTTGCGCTTCGCGCTGTCTGTTTGCGACCTCTTCTGTTCTGTCTGCGGTTCGGTACATTGGAGGTTCTGCTCAATGTCTTTTCAAGAAACGCCGTTAGTCGCAGCCACCGTGTGTGTATTAAATAATCTTTTAACAAGAAATGCAAGAAAGATATGATAGCAAAAAATTACATGGAGTTGCCCACCGAAGGGCTGACAAGAGGGTGCATGCTCGACGAGGGCAATGCGGTGACGGTGTATCTCGACGCGCACGAGGTGGTGCGGCAGGTGCCCGACGGCAACCCCGAAGAGGGGAAGGTGAAGGACGAGAAGGTGCGCGTGGGCTATGCCGTGCGCTGCCTGAAGCCGTTTAGCGAGGACAGGGCGGTGGATTCCGCCATACAAACGGCCTTCGGCTTGCGCGATGGCGAGGTGTCGCGATTCAATGCTGACATGGCGATGAAGATCGCCGATGGTAGCGACGACGCTACGGTGGCCGAATACAAGAGCTTCGTTAAGTGGTTACGTTTGGAGCTGGCCAAGGCGCTCGGCACTTTGGATGCACTCACGGCGGCAAAGGAGCAGAAGATAGCGGAGATTGATGCCTACGACCAATCATCCGCCGTGAACGGCTTTACGCTCAACGGTGCTACCGTGTGGCTCGACAAGGCCACGCGTGTGGGCCTGATGAACTCCACCAACATCGCCAAGGCTTCGGGTAGCGCAAACACGACGCTGTGGCTGGGTGGCGAGCGCATGGTGGTGCCGTGCGACAAGGCCATACTGTTGCTCTCGGCATTGGAAATGTACGCCCTCGGATGCTTCAACGTCACGGCGGCGCACAAGAAGGCGGTGAGTGAGCTGACAACCCTCGACGAGGTGCTGGCCTACGACTATACGAAGGGCTATCCAGAACAGTTGAAGATGGAGGTGTAAGGCGTATGGTAGTGTTTGTTCCAATATTTATCTATGCCCTGACGCTCCTGCTCATTGCGCTCTACTCGCGCGACATGGGGCGACCCACGATGATCAGCGAGATGTATTATGGCTGGGGGCGCTCCTGGGGGATGCCCTGCGTGTTGGTGTCGCTCGCCCTGTCGTTCCTGCCTATGATGCTCGACCTCGGAGGCCAGCAGTGGCTCGCCTTCCTGACGTGCATGGGGTTGGCCTTCGTGGGTGCGGCCCCCGCCTACCTGAGCGTGTGTGAGCGTGGCGTGCATAAGGGAGCCGCCATCCTGTCGGCCTTGGCGGGCACGCTGTGGTGCCTGACGATGGAGCCGTGTGTGGTGGCCGTGGCCGCCCTCATGGCCGTCATAGCCTCGCTCGCCGACCGCCGTTGCTGGCTGTTCTGGTGCGAGGTGTGCGCCCTGTCGTCGGTGGCCGCCACGTTGATGCTAAAGACATTTGGCGCATGAGCAGGCTCTTCCAACTCAACAGGCGCGACTGCATCGGCCTCGCCTGTTGGCTTCTCGTCTCGCTCGCTATCGGCCTATGGTCGCTCCCGCTGATGGTGGCCCGCGAGCTCTACCAATGGCGGCGCTACCACCTGTCACGCTTCGAGTGGGAGGACGTGGCGAGATACGCCGTGGTGATCATCGCAGGGTGTGTGGTGCGATTTTTATTGACAAGATAGCGCAATTATGAAAAATATGTTGTAATTTTACAAAAACACAAAAACAGGAATAAGGTATGGTAACAACAGAGGTGGTGGGTAATACAGGTACGCGGTTTCTCGGCAGCGTACTAAGCATCGAGTTCGTAACTGTTCTCGACGATATGCGGTGGATGCTGCTATTGATAGTATTATGCGTCATAGCCGACTTTCGCTACGGATGGGGCGAGAGCTCCAAGCGGTACGAGGAGGCGAAGCGAAATGGTGACAAGATACTGATGATGCAATACGCTTGGCGCACATCCAGGGCGTTACGCAGGACAATCAATAAGCTCATCGACTATGTGGTGTGGGCAGTTGTCGGCATGGCTGTCGGCATGGCTATATTGGAGCCTATGGGCGTAAACCACATCTTCGGTGGAGTGGTGGCGACAGCAATCGCCGTGCTATGTGAGGCCAAGAGTTTCTTCGGGCATTTCTTCTATCTGCACGGCGTGACTTATAACGATAGGACCTTCATGGGATTTGCAAAGGCGTTCATCGTGGCGCTCGCCAAACGCAAGAGTGAGGACATGGGGGCGGCGCTTGAAGAGAGCCTTAATGACGAAGAACAGGAGAAGCACCATGAAAGCAAGTGACATATTGATAGCGAAGATCAAGGAGTTTGAGGGTTACATGTCTCGGGCCTACCGTGATGCGGTAGGCGTGTGGACCTGCGGCTACGGCCACACAAGAGGAGTGACAGCAAAGACCTCATGCACACAGGCACAGGCCGACGCATGGTTGCGACAAGATCTTGCGCCCATCGAAAAGAAGCTGGGTGGCATCAAGGAGATAGACTCACAGGGTAAGCTCGACGCTTGCCTTGACTTCTGTTTTAATCTTGGCTTGGGCAGCTTCCTACGCTCCACACTCCTAAGAACAATCAAGACAGGCATGGACGAAAAGCGCATCAAGGCAGAGTTCATGAGGTGGGTCTACGCAGGAGGCCGAAAGCTCGACGGCCTTGTTAAGAGAAGAGAATGGGAGGCCGAGCGGTTCTTTCAGTAACAACAATAAAACAACATAGCTATGAGAAGATATTGGTTACAATGGCTCACGTTCGCTATACTGGCCGTGATGCTCATGACGCTGGCGGGATGCAGGAGTGTGAAATACGTTCCTGTCACGGAGTACAGGGACAGGTACGTAAGCAAGACGGACAGCTTCATCAAGACGGATAGCGTCTATCTGCACGATAGCGTATCAGTCTTTTCGGAAGGTGACACCGTCTACATTGCCAAGACACGCTATAAGGATAGATTCAAAATCGTCTACCACACCAAGACCGACACCGTAGCCGTGCATGACTCCATACCCTATCCTGTCAAGGTGGAGGTGGAGAAAAGGCAGTCGGCCATCGACAAGGTGTTCGCATGGCTTGGCAAGATGGCAGGTATTTTGTTTGTCGTGTTCACCGTGCTCATCGTGTATAACCTCGTCAGGAAACATTAGAAAACGTTCTTTTAGTTTTGATTTAGATAGGTTCAAGTTAGTTTTTAGGTAGTACTTCTTTGGAGAAAGAAGATTGGTTTTTATTCAGGTTAACGCACGCCCTGCTCTCCCGTGACGGGACGGCAGGGTTTTATATTTTTAATTTTTCAAGGCTGATATGTCGCATATACAAAAAATTTACTACCTTTGCAAATGTCAATCTGACCAAAGGAGGAACTTATGACAAAGGAAGAGGAAGGCGTTATCCTTTCATTCATGCAAGGAAAGGATGTGAGCGAGGTGTTATCGTTGTTGATTAAGAACGGCAATAGGTATTCAAGGCGCATATTGAAGTTTTTCAAATGGTTCTGCAAGTGGGCGCCAATAGTCATCATGTGTTTTCACGCTTATGGAATGGTGGATTTCAGCACTCATCCGAGAGAAATGTTCCTCCCATACAAGGAGAACACGGCCTGTTACCTGTTCATCTACTTTATGGTGTATGTGCTACCGATAGTCATTATCTTGGCCTCCCGTTTCTTTTTCCTATGTTGGAAGTATCGTGTGCCGTTCTTTTATTATTTTGGAGTGAACGCCATCCACATTTGTTTCGGTAGCATCTTCACGACAAACGAAATGATCATGCCTCACTTTTGCTTGATGGCAATGATAGCGAGCATGTACCTGTATGGCATGGCCGACTGGTTCTTGAAGAACACGGCGATCGGAAGAAAGTTTTTCTCATAACTGTCATTTCTGTGAAAATATCACAAAATCCCGCTTGATATGAAAAAGATGTTCAACTATTACACCTTGGCCTTGATATTGAAGTCGCTCTACGAAAGCTGCATGAAAGCGTGGGAGCAACAACAGAAAGGCGAGAAGGTAACGGCCTGTGGCATGAGCGACGAGGATATTGACGAGTTGTGTCAAGACATCCTCCCCAACATGCTCAACCCTATGATGAGCACCGAGGAGGTGAAGGAGAAGCTGCGTGTGAGCGACGCCACGCTTAACAGGCTTGTGGCCAAGGGCGACCTACCGAATGGCGAGTGCAAGAGGCGTGGCCATACGAGGTATTGGAAGAAATGGGATATTCTTCATTTTCTACGCAATAGGAAGAAGTAGTAAAACAAGAGTCAATCAATGCCCAAACGTTAAGATTTGCAGTGCTTTGTTAATAATAGCCCAAAATCCTTGCATTTTTCATTTAACAACATTATCTTTGCAACTGCAAAATTACAATTACCATGAAATCGATAATGAGCAAAACGAAGAGAAGCGCAAGCTATACCCCTGGTTTTTGGGATGGACTCGCTTCTATTTTTGGATTCGCTATACCTATTGAAGGAGAAAAGGTAAGCGACCAAGACGCAATGCGCTCAGATTGGGAAAACGTAGGTAATGACATAAGAAATGCTATGGGCAAAATATCTCTACAATGAGAAACAAGCAACAAGGATTAAGCAAAGAGACAACTACCGTTGTTTCGATGCAGCAGCATTATAGCGGTCCTCTGCCTCCTGCGCAAGAGTTCAAGGCTTATGGAGAGGTATTACCAAACGCCCCAGAGCGCATCCTTGCAATGGCAGAAGGAGAGCAAAAACACCGTCATAAGAAAGAAATCCGAGCCTTAAACGCAAGAGCATTTGTTAGCATTCTTGGCATGCTCTTTGGAGTTGGAATAGTTATCATGTGTATATGGTTTGCGTATAAGCTCGGAATGAGCGGCCATGATTGGCTTGCTGGTTCTATTGTCGCAATTACAACCAGTTGTGCTATGATATTCGTTCTCAGAAGGAAACCCAACAAAGAATAATAAAATATTTCAGCCTGCCTCGCATTGAGGTAGGCTTTTTTGTTTCAGTAGTAAAGGATTACTTTACAACTGAAATGTTAAACATGTTAACGTAATAGGCTTTTCTTAACATGAACCATACGACGTATTAACAAACTCCAGTTTTGTTAACATGATAGAACCGCCTATCACCTTATCTTTCTCGTTATCTGCGTGTTACAAAAAGTGTGAGCGAGTTATGCACTTATCCATTATGAAGGACTAACTTTGCCTACGTAACGTTACAATAGTGTTAGTTCAAATAAGGTATAACAAGAAAGATTGTATTATCATGGATATGACAGATGCAAAAGTAGTAGAGAAGAAAATCTACGAAGATGGAAAGAAAGAGTATGCCAGCAAGGGCTTGGCAGGAACAGCCCTTGGCATTGGTATAGGTGGCCTTGCGCTCGCGCTTCTCAACGGAGGTGGTCGAGGCGTATTCGGCTCCCTCGGTGGTGGCAATATGCCCGAGAACGTGAACATCAACGCTTATGGAGCTAACGCAAGCTCCAATCAGCCAACCGCCTTACAGGTAATGGAGAAGGAATGCGCTGACGAGGTGAAGCTGCTTACCGATATGTTCGGTTTGAAGCTCGACACCGCCAACAAGTTCTACGCTATGCGTGAGACAGACATCGCCGAGAAATTCTCTATGTACAAGGGTGGCGTAGAGGCTATCAATGCCGAGAACCGCCGTGCTATGCAAGCAGAGTTCGGTCTGTATAAATCTCAGATTGATGCGGACTTCGGCCTCTACAAGAACCAGCGAGACAACTACGACAACTTGCAGGCCAAGTATTGCGAGCTCGACAAGAAGGTGGCCGTGATGGAAGCCCTCACTCCCTACAAGGAGAAGCTGATGATGGCTTACGTTAACGAGAAGACTTGCGACTGTATTCATGGACAGTTGGTGCTCCCCTCTACGCCAGTTGTTTCTGGTTACGGGAGTTACGGTTGTAACTGCAAGGTCGCATCAGCGCCCTCCACAGGAGCGTAGCAGGTCAGCGAAGAAGTCCGTAAGACGGGCCAAGAAGAAATGAGTTGGTGAGGGGCGTTTGCCCTCGTTGGTGGACGCCCTCTCACCTCTCCATAAAACATATCACCAACTTAAAGATATTGATCATGATGAATTTCGCAAACAGTCCATTGTTGGATATGGGCACAGGCCAGCAGCCGCAGATGATGGATGCTGAGTTGCAGAAGATATACGAAGCGCTACAACAAAAGCGTGCGTCCATCAACATGCAAGCGCAGCAATCGCCTACTCCATTATGGGACGAGATAGACAAGATAGAGGACTCGCTCACAGGCGCCCAAAGGAAATACCTATCCCAAAACAAGGAGTATGTCGATAGCTTGCAGTACGTTACAAAGCTCGTGCAGGACGAGGAGCTACGCATCATACGCCCACGAATAGAGGCGACGCAGCAAGGACAGGAGGCATTGAGGAAGCATCTGTCTCTCATGCAGAAATTGCGCAAGGAGGTAGCTCAGGCAGAGGAGCAGAAAACCGCCTTGCTCAACGACTACATGGAAAACCATAGCGATAAGACATGGCAAGAATATCTCACCATGATACAAGGCAAGAAAGGAGGAGCTAAGAAATGAAGATAGAGGCATTGAAAGAAAAGCTCATGTCGTCCGTTGACCTTTGGGCAGACGCACAGATTGACGACATGGTAAAAGGGAACCCCATGCTCGCCATCCCATCTGTGTATATAAAGAGGGCGGCCCACAACATCATAGCCAAGAATAAGGGCAAATGGAGCGAGCAAATAGACAATGCCGCCCTGTTCATAGCTGACGAGAACGGAATTGTTGATGCCGGGACAGTGTTCGATGACATGATGCAGATGTTAAAGGCCATCGACGACTACCAGTTTGACATCGGTATTATCCATGGGCATATCGGAGGTGGCATGATAAGCATCGACCTTCCTGACAACATCGCTATGACGTTATTGTTCGGGAGCAAGAGAAACATCAATATCACGACGGAAGACTTTGCCGAGCTTAGATCGTTGCTTACGGATTGATCGACAAGAAACCATAAACCTAACAACAAATAACTAACAACCATGAACGAGACGTTAAACAAAGTAATGGCCTGTGACGACATCAATGCCATCAAGAATGTTGTCGCCATCATGGCCGAGAGCGCAGAGGAAGGCATGGACGGAAAGTCGCGCCTCTTGATGTTGAAACAGATTCAATCCGAGATTTCCGGTTGCCACTACGACGAGCCGCTTTCAGGACTTCACCTGTCCCTAATCGGAAGGCTGTGCTCAAAGGAAGTACCAATGCACTACTGGAAGCTGAACAGGTTCCAGGGTGTAACCGTTTACGACTGGCTTGTGTTATGGGGCGAGATGGAACGCCGTCACGGAAAGAAGATACGCCAGTGGTTCCCTCGCATCACAGACGAGGAGTATTGCGACAAGCTGTTTGACGAGTGCAAGGCTTTTCTTGAAAGCGGAGGCGACCCATTCAGAGATCTAAACCCATAAACGCAAAAAGGGGCGGCCGCCTGTTACAGACAACCGCCCCTTTGCATGTATATGATTGCTACTTATCTGTTGTCACCACTACCATGGAGCTTTCCTCGCAACTGACGCGAGTGGAGCTTGTCATAGTTCATCTTGGCGATGTCTCCGAGCTTATATCCGATGTCGTGCGAGAGGGTTGCGATATACCAAAGAACGTCGCCAACCTCCTTGGCAATTTCCAACTTCTTTTCATCTGTAAAAACAGAATCGTTATCACGCAACACTTTCTTAACCTTATCGGAAACTTCACCAGCTTCACCTGTCAATCCCAATGTAGGATAAATGATAGGGTTAGGATA